TGAAACCAATTAGAAGGTCTTTGAGAAAAACTTTTGTTATCAGGTAATAAAATAGGGGTCAATAATGAATTAGATGAATTGATTGTTTTTTTAACATCATAATAGTCTGAACCAACTCCTTCATCCCAATTTTGATAGGTACCTGTACTTCCCGATGTTTTTGGTATTCTAAACAAAAATAAATCAAACGAAGTTGCTCTTAATCTACCATCAGATGTTTCAGTATTTAATAAACCATCATCAAAACTAGATGTGTTAGTCATTTTAAGTTTATGCGACATTGGTGTAACAGTACATGCGGTTGAGATAGTTGTACCTGTGTACTTATCAATTAAACTTGTTAAATCCAAATCAAATATAAATCTACTAAATCCTGGTGATGAAATTCCATCCTCAGAACTACCAAAATAAAGTTGAGTATATGGGGCTCTACCAGTATTAGTAAAACTATTATAGAGTATTGTATTATTCTTTTTAAAATATGAAAAATGAACTGACATTATCTTTTATTAAATAAATATCAATTAATTCGAATATTTGGGTTTAAAACTTTACTGTTAAATTGGGCAAGTTCTGCAGTAATGTCATTTTTAGTTATTGATTGAGCCTCATTATATGGGGGAAGTTGAGAAAACGGATGACTATGATTGACTAAAAATTGTACAATCATATCTAAAAGTTCTTTTAAACTCTCACCCCTAACCATAGATTGTGTTTTTGGATAAATCTCATCAACTATTGTGTCAGATGAAATACCGTAAAAATCTTTCTTTTTTAATTGTATTCCCTCTTTTTGACTTTGTAGTTTTGTATCGTGACTTAATAAATAAACATAGTTACTTGCAAATAATGTTGCACTTGTTGGTTTATTATCGTATTTGTGTGCGGGATTTTTTTCTTTAACTTTTTTAGTTCCCTGTCCAAATTTATTTTTACCTCTAACCAACCCAAATCCTGAAATATTAAGTGACCCACTTAATTTGATATCACTATATATTGATATTGTATTTGCCTTTTTAAGAAAGTCTGTTGGATTATTAAGTGGGTTTGCTAATGAAGATAAAATGTCTCTTAAATTAATTGACGGACGATAAAAAAATGGGAATATTGGTTCTGTTGGTGTGTATGTTGTTTTGTTCTCATCGTTTAATTCAATTAGTCCATCATTTAATCCTTGTAAAATATTACTAACAAACTCAGACGCTCCTGAGGCAGGTAAACCTGTAAATGTAAATTCTTTAATTGGGGCTTTTACTTGTGATGGGATGGGTGTTAAAAATCCAAATAAATTTTGCGCCATTTCTTTTAACGAGGGGACATTATAAATTTTTACACTTCCGTCATAAGAATCTACCCCATCCTCCAAACCTGATGTAATATCATACTCAACAATCTTGGAAATTGGTGAGGTTTCAGGAACATTATTAACAATTTCATTGTCTTTAATTTTAACTTTATTACCATCAAAATGAGACAACTGAATAAACCCCATTTTTTCATTTATTTCAGGAACCTCTTTGTTTTCCATATTTAGACAACTACCTGACCTAAATAATATGTCATTCTTTTTTAATATAATATTGGTAGTTCCTTTACCATAGATTGCGTTGTCCTGGGGTTCGGCAAAACAACCAAAACATTTTTTATTATTATATTCGTTATTTCTATTTTTAAGAGGTTTTCTAGATGAGAAATTAATACCTTCCGCTAAATTTCCTTTTGTTTTACTTGCGGTTTCAGATGCGATATTTTGTATCGAATGTTTTGGTGATGGAATATAGTATTGATTTTTTCTACCTGTATTATCTTCTTTATTTGAATAAATTAATAAACAAAGGTCATTAACTTCTGGTTGGAAACTAAGTGACGATGTCCCAAACTGTTGAAAAACAAATGGGTCATTGTTTGTATAATAAAGTTGTTGATTAATATCTCTCTTGTCAGGCGAATAAAATTGTTTTTCAGTAAGTCCTGATTTTTTGAAATATTCACTAAGTAATGCTTGAACGTCCTCAGCTTGGTCAGGTATAATCCTAACCATACCGGTAACATATATATCCTGATTATTAACTACTTTACCTGTATATAATATTTTTTTATCCATTACCAGTTCTATTATTATATTCTTTTAAAATTTTATTATAATTTGATTCGACATTATCTAAGTGTTTAGATAATTTAATTATTAATTTTTTTGTCTCTTCAAATTCTAATCCTAACCCTTTTAAAGTGTACTCCAAATCTTTATTTGATTTGTTTTTAAAATCTAAAATAGTATCTTCAATTATTTTTTTATCCATATTATAAAAATTTACCACCTAATTTAACAACGGTAGGAGTTCCTGGCGGTGGTGATGTAAGTACCGCAGCACCACTCATTTTACCATTTTGTATCATTTCTTTATGAAATGCACTCATAATTGAAAAGTCTTTCATTAATTCTAAATTAGGACTTCCATCAGGACCTGGTCCCGTAGGAAGTCCTAATTTTTCCATATTTTCAATATGATTAACAAATGCCCTTGTTGGTGAAAATCCTGGCAACAAATCTGTTAGAAGTAATAACGGTGTTGGGATAAAATTAGACGCGGCATTTTTTGCCAAATTTAAAAGTGCTAAAATACCATCGATGATACTTTTACATCGTTTATAATCTTTAATTAATGCTGCAACAATTAACGTTAGTGAAACTAATTGCTCAACAATTATATATACTGATGCGGTGGCATCTCCACTTATATCAATGTATAATGCTTTGACTAAATTTTTAATATCTTTTTTTATTTCTGTATATAAAATTTTAATAAAGTGAGCCATTATTTTTGATGTTATACATTCAAAAAATTTTCTAAACTCTCTCATAAAATCCTCTCTACTATTAATTTTAAATTCTCCAAAATCAATATTGAGAGCCTTTAACATTATAAATAGTGGTAAAATTTGTTTTGGACCCATTACTGACATAGTTACAGATAATGGAAATTCAGATATTATTCTACTTAAAAATGATATTTTTAATCTATTTGGATAAGGAAATGTAAGTGACCATGACGGGTCAGTAGAAAGTGTTGTTATAATTGTGTTAGATAAATAATTTTCAATGTTAGTCTCAGTTACGGACTCATTCAAAGAATATAAGTAATCTAATTGTTCATCGGCAATTGGTAATTCAACTTTGTCACAATTTTCAAATACAACAACCCCCTTCCTTATTAATGCATTTTTTGCCTCAATAAAAATTTCTTGGTTATAAGTTAAATCAAAAAAACGATTTGATGTATCATCTAATTCAGGTAATTTTGAATTACCGGCAACTGATATCTCAGTATCATTATCATAACATTGTCCTAATATCCTTTGGACAAATAGTCCAAATTTAGTTTTATCTGTTAATGTTTTTGTACCATATTTTAAATCAATATCAACCATATTGAATTGATTGTCCAATAAAACATTAAAAAATGATTTAATATCAAAAACATCTATTGTGTTATAATAACTTTTTAAAAAATCGTGAACTTTAAATTTATTTTCAAATTGACCAATAGAGTTTATTGGTTTTTTAAATTTAACCTCAAAAAAATCACCAAAGATTTGTCCACCATCTGCATCAAAAAAATTATCAACATATCTAATGTCAAATAATTTTTGGTTATTACTTCCATTGTAAACTCCATTATATAAATCAAACATCCAAATATCTTTGTTCTGTAGTAAATTCCAAAGTAAACTATTCGTACTTTTAGGTGATGAATTTATCTGAGTTGAATTAAATGGTATTCTTTCGTACCTTACTTTACCTGTTCGTGAGTTTGGGTTTATTTTTAAAATTTGTTGAAAATCTAATCCTTGTATTCTAACAAAAACAGAGTTACCATTTTCATTCGTAGGGTCATCGTTACCTATTGAGTATTCTGACTCGTAGTCACAATTTAATCTTTCTAAAATACAACTTATAAAAATGTCTTTTAATTGAGGTCTTAGAATTTTAAATGATTTTATAAATTTAGTTAAAAGAAATGATAGGGTTGCTTGTCCTGGTTGTTGTGAGTTAGTGTACATATTAATCAATTTATCTAATTGATTAAACGCTTCATTTTTTGCATATGAAAATGACTCACCGGGATTTGTAGATATCGTATTTTTTAAATCGTCAGTTTTTTGTACTAAATCACTTTGTGCGGATTTTAATCTTTTTTTGATTTCACTTCTAGAATCTTTATAAGTGTTGTACGATTTAATTTTACTATTTGCATCATTAAAACTTTGATTTAAATCTAATGACATATTATTTCATACTAAAATTTTGATTATCAGAATCGATATCTTTTGCAATTAGACCCTGTAATAAACTGTCGTCCATTTCAGAAATATCAAAATCTTCATCTTTTAAGTTTTGTTTTTCCCATATAGATGATTGTAATTTGGATAACTGTAGTTTCTTATCAACACAATCGTTAATTATTTTTTGTTGTTTTTCAATTACAGGACCAATTAAAGTCATATCCTCAGGTTCTTTCATCATAGAAACCATTTTATTTTGAATTCTAATTGCAGTAGACCTCTGCTCAACAAGTTCATTATAAATTTCTTGCATTAAAGTCAAAATAGAATCTTTTGTAAAATTAATTTCCTTTCTTTTTGGTTTACTCATATTAATAAATATCTTTTTTTAATTTTCATCAATTTTAATGATATTTAAATACAGTTTTTTGTATCTTTTCATCGACGCTCTAATTTCCTTAGTCGACAGATTTGTCATTTCCCTCAGAGAAAGTAAGATTACATTTTTGTTGAATTTGTTATTATCCGTTGCTGGGAAAATAGTTTTGTAGTTTTCAAAAATGTCACACAATGATAATCCTAATTTATATTCGTTGTCATTTAAATCCTCTTCTTCTAAAACAACCTTAACACTATCTAAAATAATCTGTATATAGTTTTCATCCTCAGCAGGCTCATCGTCTAGATAGTAAACCATGTTTGGATTATTTTCTAAATCACTACTAATGTCTTCGTAAGATATTTTTCTATTTGTTTCTTTTTGGTCTTTTAATATTTGACCCATAAGATAATTTTTACAAATAGTTCCAAAATACGAGTAAGCCTTTTTTTCTTTACTAGGTACAAACTTATCGACCTTTGTCATTAGAAATGAATGAGTGTCAGTATGAATCTCAATGAAATCCATATCTTTCCTATATAACTTGTATCTTCTAATGATTGATGAAATCATTTTATCTAACGGCTCCCTTAAAAAGTCATTATAAATCTTATTTTTTTCATCAAAAGTAGTAGCGGTCAGATACATTCTGACCGCCGTCTCTTCTCTTACATCGAAATAGTTTTCACCTGATTTTTTTTTTATTTTTTTGGGTGAAATTACTGTTTCATTTACTGATGTTGCAGTTATTATCATTAAACATTTTCAGTATATTTTATGTCCCTATCGGATGTGAAAAAATATTCTTTTTTTGCTGCTGACACCCAAAACTTTACCTCAGATTCTGATAATTTTTGTGAACCGTTTTTATATTCCCAAAACAAAGAGTCTTGTCTCAAATTAGTATGTTTATAACCTAATTTTGGGATTGTCATAATTTTAACAGAGTTATATGTCATTCTTAATAAAAATTCATAACCAAACGTTAATTTCATAGATGGTTTAAAACCTCCAAAGTCTTCAATTGATGACTTTTTAATTACCATTCCCGAAATTTGAAAATTCTGATATTGGTGTAGAGTGTCATTTGTTAATATACCTGACTCTTGTGAAAAATTATTTGCAAAAGTTGCCTCATTTGTAAAACCAGCAAACACTAATTTATCATCAACGTCAACAACGATTGGTAAAAATGCATCCACATCAGTATAAACATCTGAGTATTTTTTTACATTTTTAAACCATATTTTAGAAAACTCGTCATCAAATTCTAAAATACTAACCCATTCAGATGATGAATTCTCAATCCCGAAATTGACCTGACTTCCAAAATTAGATTCTCCTTCATATTTTAATACTTTAACATTTAGTTCTTTAAAATCATATGAATTTAAAAATTCAACTAATGTTTCGTCACCTGTGTGAACAATCACTAATTCTTTTGGTTGAACTTCCTGAATTTGTAAAGACTCAATTGATTTACCGAAGAACTCGACAAAGTCTTTCTCTTTATTGTTTTTAATTGGTAATATTACCGATATGTTTAAATAGTTTTCCATAATTACACTGTTTCTTGTTTAATTTTATTTAATTCCATTTCAAAATTTGAACTTCTGATTTGTTGGTAACGTTCAAAAATACTTACAACTGACTTTTCAAATTTTTCAGAACTCTGATATTTTTTAGCTGTGTTAATAGACTTTTCATACAACTGTTCTGAAATGTTATCTTCTAACCAATTTTGAATATATTCAGCAATAATATCAACTAACTTATATTGTTCTAATGTCCAAATACCGTTATCCTCTGACATCCATTCAGGTTGAATAGAAGGAGCTAAACCAATAACAGGAACTCCACAAGACATACTTTCAATTGGGAAAGTACCAAAGCTGCTAGTTTTATCAATCCATACACATCCCATTGATTCTTTAATTCCATTTGCAAATTGTGAAATTGACATACCTCTCATGTCTCTAAACGATATCCATCTATATTGAGGGTATTTTACATAGAAATTTTTAATTAAATTAACAGTATCTCTTTGCTCTCTTGAATGTACAGATATAACAGGTTTTGCGGGGTACTTTGACACTGTAAAGTCATTAGTGATGAATGGTTCGATAATGTCAATTGAAACTCCTCTCATAGTTTGAGAAATTTGAGTTTTTAATTTCTCACTTGTTGTAATACATTTTGTAAACCCTAATTGAGACCATGTTTGACCTGGCTCCAAAGTTTCAAATATATAGTCATAAGACTGACAAAGTACAATTTTTGCACAAGGTAAATTTGAAATTTGGGACATCACATATCCAAAAATTTCAGGAACAATAATTGTGTCCTCAGGAGAAATTGCTAAATTCTGACCTTCAACATACTGATGAGGTAATTTTGACATGTATTCTTCTCCAAGCCAAGAATCAACACCAAAATAATCTGATTTTTCATGTAGAATAATTGAGTTATATCCTGACTCTTTTAAAGTTAATGCCAAATCATAGGTGTATTTAACCGATGCCTTAGCATTTCCCTTTGTGTCCATTACAAAAAAATAAATTCTGGCAGATTTATTTTTAAGGTTCCCAATAGACAACTCTAATTTTTGTATTGTTTCCATTATATATCGTATTTTTTAATAATTTTATTTTGTAATAGTGTGTTAAAAGAAATTTTAAATGGAATTGTAGTCCCATTAGATGATTGTAATCCTAAACTATCATCAACTTCTTCACGTTCAGTTAGAACTGTCTCTAACATCATTTTAATTATGTCATATTTAACAAATTTAATTTGTTGTTCAGATGACCCTCCTGATAATTGGATAATTTCCAAATTCACTACATTTTCGATTTCATCTAAATCAACATAGTAATGATTATTGAATAGTTTTAACATTATTTGTTTCTTTAATTACTTTGGATAATTCTGATAATGAATTAATTTCCAAAGAGTGGTTTATTTTAGTATTATACTCAGTATTAAATTTAATAATATTTAAATCATTTTTGTAGTCAATAATAATACTTGGATTTGACGTAATTAAAGTGTCAAATTGAGATAAAACTTCTTTTTTATTTTTCTCATTATAAAAAATATAATTTTCAATTAAACAACTAAACTTTGATAAGAAAAACAATGTTGCTGGTTTTGATTTACCCACCTCATCCGATATGATATAAATTTCGTTATCGTATTTAAATTCATTATAAAAATCATTTAAATAATTAAACGTCATCATTTCAGTTGACATTGCGTGACCAAATATTTCCATAGGACAATCCTCATACATGAACTCAATTAACTCTTCATCGTCTTTAAAAGAGAAATGATTTTTTAGTACGGGGGTATCAATTGGTTCTAAAATTTTATATTCAAATTCAGAACCCTCATTTAAATTATACTCATTTGGCATTAAGAATTTTTCATAACACATTTTAAATTTACCAATAGTGTCACGAAGAACTCCATTAATCTCAATCCCTATCTTCATATCTTTTTAATAGTTCTGTTATTATTGGATTTCTAACAACATCCTCATCTCCAAATTGATGAACTCCAACTTCGGACATATTTTTCAATCTTTCCAAAGCGTCCCAAAGACCCGAGTGTTTTTTATCTTTATATCGGTCAGTTTGTTCCAAATCCCCTGATATAAAAAATTTACTATCGGTACCAATGCGAGTTAATAACAATTTCATTTGTTTTGGAGTTGCGTTTTGAGCTTCTTCAAAAATTAAAATAGAGTTATCAATATTCATCCCTCTCATATATGCCAATGCGAATACCTCAATGACTTCCATTGCTTTTAATTTTTCACGAGCTTCCTTACCTATGATTTTATTTAATAAGTAATATGATGGGAAGATATAAGGGTCTAATTTTTCCTCAACATTACCAGGTAATGAACCTAATTTTTCTTCCGCCTCAACTGCTGGTCTTACAATAATAATTTTCTCATATGGAGAATCGTGTTCGGCAAGTAAATCTACCGCCGCCTTCATTGCAATAAAACTCTTACCAACTCCTGCAGGTCCTGAACAAATAGTAATTTGATTCCTTCTTAATTTATCGTAATATTCTCTTTGACTTTGAGTTAAAAATTTGTCTTTTCCTTTTTTTATAATTCTACAAATTTGGTCTTTCTTTGAGATTTTAATTTCTCCCCCGAAATCTATGGGGTCTTTAGTTGTTTTTTTTCTTGTCATTAATTTCTTTTTTTAACCATTCTTGAACTTTTAATTCGGGTTCCCACCCAAGTGTTTTTTTTATTTTTTCATTATTACATAATGTTAAAAACGGTTCAATTCTATGACCAATATTAATTGTTGGGTGATTAAAGTAACTAGCAATTTCATTCACTGAAATATTACCTCCTGAACCAACGTTAAACACATTAAAATTTCCAGTATCTGAAATACAGGATAAATAATTTGCCCTAACAACATCATTAACATGAATAAAATCTCTTCTTTGATTACCGTCATTAGTTATGGTAAGAGGTAAATTTAAATCGTATTGTTCTCTAAACACAGATATTACAGATTTATATGCCCCATGGTTAGTCATCCTATTCCCAAAGACATTAAAATATCTTAAACATACCCCATTAATACCGAAAATTTTTGTATATAATTCTATATATTTTTCAGACATAAGTTTTTGTAATCCGTAAGGTGATAATATATTTAAATCGCAATTTTCATCTGTTGGGTATTTTTCATTATTCCCATAAACTGCCGATGTACTTGAAAAAACTATTTTTTTTATTTTAGTACCTCTCATAGCTTCTAAAATATTAAGAGTTGTTTGGAAGTTACTATCATGACTATCTAATGGAAAATCAATTGACCCCTGAACATTTGGAGTTGCTGCCATATGAATAAGGTAATCATAGTGATTACATAAATGTCTGATTTTTTCAATATTTTGTTTATCTGAAATATCTAAATTATAAAAAATTGTTTTTTTATTTAAATTTTTAATATCACCTGTACTTAAATTATCGATAATTACAACATCATGTCCTAATGAAATTAAATAATCTGACATGTTAGACCCTATAAACCCAGCACCTCCACAAACTATAAATTTTAAATTATTTTTTTCCATAATAATCTAACCAATAATTTATCATTTCATCTAACATACTTTCAAATGTATATTCATGAGTCCATCCTGTGTGTTTGATTAATTTAGACGAATCACCTTTTAAATCACGTAATTCTTCTGGTCTTAAAAATTTTTCATCCTGTTTAATATATTCTGACCAATGAAGACCTAATCTGGTAAAAACATAGTTAACCAATTCTTTAACAGAATGAGAAATACCTGTTGCACAAACAAAATCATCAGGTTTATCTAATTGTAATATTTCCCACATTGCTTTAACGTAATCTTTAGCATGACCCCAATCTCTTGTTGCATCAAGATTACCTAATTTTAATTCATTAGATAACCCTAATTTAATTTTAACGGCTTCTTTACATACTTTATTGGTTATAAAGTTTGTTCCTCTTCTCGGTGATTCATGATTAAATAAAATTCCGTTTGATACAAACATACCGTAAGAATTACGATAATTACGACAAATATTATAACTGAACACTTTAGCACAACCATACGGTGAGACTGGATTCATTGATGTTGTCTCCCTTTGAAATCCATCAAAATCTATTGAATTTCCAAACATTTCAGAAGATGAAGCCTGATAAATTTTAGTGTTAGGTTTAATAAGTTTTACAGCTTCTAAAAGATTTAAAGTTCCTAAACCAGTAACATTAGCGGTGTATATCGGTTGGTCAAATGAAATTCTAACATGAGATTGTGCCGCCAAATTATAGATTTCATCAGGCATTACTTTTTGTATTACAGATATTAAAGAGGACATGTCTGTTAAATCTGCGTAATGTAATGTAATTTTATCATAAACATTATTAAGTCGAGCAGTTTGATTTTCCGCAACTGAGTTTCTTTTTAACACCCCATGAACTTGGTATCCTTTTTCTAATAAAAATTCTGATAAATATGAACCATCTTGACCATTAATACCGGTTATAATTGCTTTTTTCATATTTTACAATTTTTTATTTAAATCTAAATAAAACATATTATTTTACGTTACTTAATATGTGCTCAATGACATTTTTGTGTGATTCATATGGTCTTGGTGAATGAAAATCAATATAAAATTCTGATTTAATAAGATTTACATCATAAATCATATTTGACCTATCTATTCTCTCGTAATTACCATTAATCGGGGGGAGTTCAACCAAAGAGTTAGAATTTTTTAAAAGTTCTCCGGTATACATTTCCTCAGAACAAAACCACCCATAATCGGAAGAAGCCATTCTATTTTCTGGATTACTATTAATATTATGGAACATTATTCCCCATTTTTTACTATTAAAAATTTCCATAACAACATCCTCAAAAGATTTATTTACGAATTTCAATTCCTCTTTAAAAATTTTTCCTTTGGCTACGTGGTAATAACCAGCTAAACCATCTAATCTATTTCTCCAATCTTTTCCGTAGGCGTAAGGGTTTAAATGAACATATTTATCATCACTAATATCCTTAATCCTGTTTTTAAAATGGTAATTTTGTAATGGGTATAAATCTAAGTCACCAACCATCCAAGTAGTTTCCAGCTCTGTTAAAGTAAAATAAAATTTACCAATTAATGCCTGTATAATTGTGGGAACTCCATCTATTTTTTTAATAAATTCAACCTCTCCGTGTTCACACTCGTATGAAGATATATCAGGGTTATCGCCAATGATAAATAATTTAGAATTAAAATTTAGTTTTTCTTTAAAATGCTTACTTATCGAAAACCAAAATGATTTATAGTGAGGATTATCATCAATTGTAAAAATTACTTTTTCAATATTCATATTTAATTTATTTGTTTATTTATTTGTTTATTTATTTTATGTGATAATGTAATTAAATGACATAAAAAGTATATTTATAACATCAATCTTTACAAAATGTTTCAAATCCTTTAACTTTGTTGTACCAAATTAATTTTGAATCAATTGACATTGATTTTTTAAATTTATATAAAACATCCATACAAAAATCATAGTCATACGAAATAATTCTGTTTTCATTCCATTCAATATGTTTAAGTACTTCTCTTTTTATTGTTGTTGGTCCTCCACATATCCAGAAATCTAACATTCCTGAATATGAAGAGTGTTTAATATTTTGGTCTCTTTCATTTACATTAGTAATACCGGAAAAATGTAAATCATATAGTTCATCAAAACCTACAAATTTTATATCTTTTAAATTTATATTTTTGAATTCAGTTTCATATTGAAAAGAATGATTTAAATGTAGGATATCAAAATTTTTAAAAAAATATTTTATTATTTCAATTCTTTGTGGGTGAGGTATGTCATCTGAATCATGATAACTAATCAATTCATTTTCTGCAAATTTTGAGCCATTACCTCTATTAGGACCTTCTAAAAGAATGAATTCATTTTTAATTATTTTTAAACTTTCAAATGATTTGAAATATTTTGTTTCTAAATTTTGAATGTCTATTGGATTTATAAAATTTGAGTTTGATACTGAAATAATCACTTCGTCTGGTTTTTCAGTTCCTAATTCATAATTTTTTAAAATACAATCCAAAAATCTAAAATGATTTGGTGTTGTTGGTATTACTAAAGATAGTTTCATATTATTGGTAGTTAAATGTATTAGGATAATGTAAATTTTTCAATATATTTTCAGAATATTTTAATGTTAATGGATGAAATATATTACCATTTATAACCGCCCATTTTATTGGATAATTAGATAATTGATTAGTAATTGGGTTTATATGTCCATTTGAATCTCTTGGGAATTGGGCTGGAAATCTTTTTAAACTTTCTAAGTACCCATCCATTTTTTCATTTAAAGCGTTCCACCAATCATTAGTAAACGGAGTATTTTTTTTAAAAATAAAACACCCATTACCAATTAACTTATCCCAATTACTTTTAATAATTGATGAATCCCATCTATCACCATCATTGGAAATAGAAAAATCTCTACAAAATTTAGAATTTTTTGGATTTAATGTACAATTTTCTAAAACTGCAATGTGTCCTGGGTCAAGTTCCCGATAACCAACCCCATATAAATTATCTTTACCATATAATAAATCAAAAAAAGAAACCCAAGAACCTGATGTTTTTTTTATATCACTATATCCTCCACCATAATGATGCATAAAATAACACTTTAAATAATCTCCTTGTTGTATTTCAGATAAATATTTAAATCCCTCATGTAATGGATAATTTGGTAAAACATAACTTGGGAGAGTTTTTTTAGTTATTAATTCAACATTACATTTTGATACGTCTAATAAGTTATCTAATGATTTTTTTCTGTTATCTGACATCTCCTCATCATTCATCCACCAACAGTATATTGTATATTTATTACTCATATTATTTATTTTTGTGATTTATCCATACTTCATTACACCCAATTACCATATCAAACTCAAAACCATTAGATATCATTATATCTCTACATTCTTGATTTTTTTCTAAATTATAATCAGACATCTCAATTAAAATAACATATATTGGAATTGACCAATCGTAAGATTTTAAAACTTCAAGCTCCCCCCCTTCAACATCCAAGCTTAAAAAATCAACTTTATTTATTTTTTTATTAATTTGTGTAACATCATTAAGTATTGATTTAAGTGTTACACTTTTAATAATTTTTGAATCATCTCGATTAATATTCCACCCATTAATATGTTGGTCACTCATTAAATTTTTAATACCTCCTAATGCCCCATCTCCAATAAACTCAACAAAATCATTTTTTTGCGAAATTGCAACATTATAACAATAAGAGTTAGGTCTATTGTGACGTAAAATATTAATATTATAATTTGGCTCAATTAAAATACCTGACCACCCTAAATTTAATTCAAAAAAATAAGTGTTTGAGTATTGAATTCCGTCCATAGCCCCTAACTCAATAAAAAAACCATTATTATAATTTAAATATTTTTGAAATAAAATTTCATCTTCTTTTTGTTGACTATAAAAATTCATATTTTTGTTTTATTTTTTCAATTATTAAATTGGCTCGAGATTCAAAGGAATGGTCATTTAGTATTTTACTTTTAGCAAGTTTTGCAATTTTTTCCCTTTCATCTTCATTTGATAAATAATAATTTTTTTTATTTTCAAAATCATCATCATTTACGTATATCATTTTAAGTATGTTTTCATCATTCTGAATCATTTCTACAAAATCTTCATTGTAATTACTTAGCATAAAACTACCCGAGGCAATAATCTCAAGCATTTTTGCATTTAAATCGTAAGACATGGATTTGTTAAAACATATTTTAGATTTTTTCATTTCTTTTATATAATCTTCACCATATGCCTGAATGTGTTTTATTCCATATTTACTAATCATTCGTTCCCTTTCTGGGGTCAGTCCACCAATAAATGAAATATCATATTCTTTATCAATAGGGGTGTCGTTTGAGTATCTTTTTTTGGAAATTCCATATGGGAACCAAAATTTTTCACCATTAATATTATACCTGTCAATGTCACGTCTATTGTTAAATCCAACAAAATCAATATTACAATAATTAATAAATGGTTCAAAATTTAATAAATGAGTATCAATTGCCCAAAACATTTTTGGGATTGTAATGGATTTCCAATCCCACCATTGCCATCCTGAAGACTGAGGGTAGTTTTCAGTGATTAAAACAAAATCATAATTATTTATTTTATTTGGTATTTCAGTTTCAGGGTAATCGGCGTTTGGGCCAAATACATCACAATTATGACCTAAATTTTGAAATGCGTATTTGAATTCATACCCTTCTTTCCAGTCTTCATTTGGTCTACCTTTAAGTAGTAAATCTGCAATTAATATATTCATAAAAATTTAAAGTATTCTGTATGTCTATTATTTTTTTCGTCAAAAACATCACCAACAAATTCTTTATTTTGTCTTTCTGATGGAAATTTTTTTGAATTTGGTTCTACTTTGAAAAAAGAATCGTGAGTAAAACAATTATTTATTATTTTTGGATAAACTATTTCTCTAAGAAAATTTTGGTCAACCTGCCAAAAATCTCCTTTTATATACCCATTAATTAATTCATCAATATTATTTAAAATACCATTTCTACATCCCCACATTCCTCCTAAAATTTCTGTTGTGTGATATGGATGGTCTCTCATAATGTGAAAATCTTTATCAGAATTTAACCACTCGTCTACTGCCAATTTTTCTCTTAAACTTAAACGACTATCCGTATCTCTGGATAACATTACACCACTATCCTTACACGCTGAAAATCTCCAAAACATTCCAGTCCAATCTCCGTCTTCATCCATAATTATCACCTCAGTATTAGGTATATTTCTAAGGGATTCAATTATATTTGAAGGAACACTTTTTCCACAATAAAATCTACCTATCCACCCATTATAAATTTGATTAACTAATTTAGCATTTTCAATCGCCCCAATTGTATATTTTGGGTTATCTCCCCATAATGAAAAACTAATTATTTTTTTCATAAACCAAAATTAATTGATTTATTCCTTATGTAAATATTTTTATCATAACCCTCATTATTATAATTTAATACATGGATATTATCTTTATCACCAAACCCCCAGTCAGGATGCTCGTGTTTTATTATTACCTCATCTATAAAAACTTGTTTACCTAAAATATTTGCAACATCGGTAAATTCATTATCACACCAAGTAGATAGATATTCTGGGTTATATATGTAGTTAAATCTTTCATAATATTTTTTTCCTAAAATACATAAGGTATTTAAATCTTTTCTATTTCCATCGGCAAACCACAATACCCCATCAGTATCAGGAAAATGTTTTTTCATATTATCTCTAATAATTTCATCATAACCTTTAATTTTAGGTATCATATCATCAGAGGCTAATAAAACTATGTCCCAATCATTATCAGTATCCATATCTCGATTAACGGCATCTATTTTAGATTTACTACTTCCAAAAATAAATTTAGTATTTTTAAATGATGATAAAATATCAATAACATCATTGTTATTCATTTCACTATCATCAGTATCTAATGTAATTAAAAATTTAACATTTGATATGTCTGAACATAAATTTTGATATTGTTTTAAAACATTAAAAAATTTATGTTTTCTACCTCTAGTTGGGAACTTTATTAAAATTTTCATTAAAATTTTTACTTATTATTTTATTATATAATTCTTGTTGATTTTTGTTTGCTTCTGTTGAAACAGTTCCATCGTTTTCATGGTGAAAATAATTAAACAAAGGTTTTGGTATTCTCTTACCAGTATACCCATTTTTACCCATTCTAATCCATAAATCATAATCTTCCCATCCTTTTAATGTTTCATCATATCCTCCACATTTATCAAAAGATTCTTTGTGGAACATAGAACAATTAACAATAAATGGACCTTGTATTAATCTATCAATTGACCACTCAGGTCTTTGCTCAACTCCTTGTAATTCACCAATATGGTTTGTGTCACAATATACTGGACTAATATTTTTATTATTTTTAAGTATATTAACACAATTTTGAATATATTCAGGGTGTATAGTGTCATCCGCGTCTAACGGTAATATGAAATCTCCATTTGAATTTTTAATTCCATTGTTTCTTGCTGAAGACGGACCTGAATTTTCTTGGGAAATAACTGTAATATTTGAGTGTCCATGCAGACTATCCAATTTTAATTTCACGTATTCATCATTTGACCCATCATCAACAATTATGATTTCAAAATTTTTATATGTAGAATCAAATACTGATTGTAATGTCTTTTCAAATTGAACCCCATAATTGTATATCGGTATTACTACGGATACTAATGGGATTTTTTCATTTATTTTATAAATTGGGTATTCAGATTTAAGTTTAATTGGTAAATTATTTTTAAATTGATTAACAAATTTAATTCTATTTTCTTCCCATTGTTGGTTTGTCATACCAATGGATAAATGGGTAATTGGTACATTTGATATTGTCCCAATTTTTACATCCTGTAAAAAATTTTCAATACAAAATGTTGTATCATAAAAATGAAACCCACTGATGGACTCGTTAAAATTGGACTTTATATTTGTTTTATTAATTGCAATAAACAAACCATCAACAATAACTGTATTAAGTATTTTACTTCCAAATGGTTTATTATATTCCGATAACCATTTTTTACCCTGATGTTGGTGATAAACCTGACCAACCATTTCTCCTTGTATATCCCACCATCTACCACTAGATGGGTAGTATGTTGTTCCAGCAACCCCTAATATCCCGTAATCCGAGTGTTTATCAAAATGTTCTAAAATTCTTTTAGCCCAATATGACTTTTCAAATAAAATATCGTCGTGACATAGTACGACAATATTATTTGATGACTCATTTAAAATTTCATTATAAACTTGGGATAATGATTTTGTACCAGGATTAACTTTTTCAATTATCTCACAATCTTTAATCCCACATGTTGAAATTAGATAATTTTTAAAATCAGGTTTGGTAGATTTTGTACTATACCCTATCGTTATCATATTCCCGTACTTCCAAAACCATTATTACCCCTTTCGGTATTTCCTAATTTTTCAACCTTCTCTAAATTTATCCATCTACCTGTAACACATCTTGCAACAACTGCTTGTGCAATTTTCATACCTCGTGTAATTGTAAATGGTTCAGGGTTTGTATTAAACACGATAACTTTGACTTCTCCATTATAACCCTCATCTATTGTTCCAGGAGTGTTTAAAACAGTTAATCCATGATTTAGGGCTAACCCACTTTTAGGTCTTACCTGTATTTCAAAATCCTGAGGGATTTGAAAACTAATTCCTGTTGGTATTAACATTCTACCAAATGCGGGAATGGTGTATTCATCTGAGGAGTATAAATCAAATCCGCTATCGGAGTCGTAATTATACATTAAATTTTTACCTGTTGAGGAAGTATACTTTAAAGTTACTTTTTCAGAAGACATCTGCTCCATATCCCTCTCTAACTGTTCTAAATCAATACCTAACTTATCGGTTATTTTTTTGTACATATCCCCATAATTTGCATCCTGAGATAAATCGGGTATAATTTTGTTTAATTCTGACATAAATTCATCTTTCATAATGACATAATTTTTGTTACTACGTTTATTAATACTTCTACATCTTTTTCACAATACTCTTGGATTTCATCATATTTGTTTTCAAACCAAAAAGCGTCGTGGACTTTATTTCCTGTGACTTCCATGTTCTTTGAGCTTTCAATACCCAAAGAAATACACATTAGTTCTAATGAAGAGATTGCCCCAAACTGACCATATTGCCATACTTCTTTTGTATCAATTGCTTTAATTTCCCATGGCTTTGTATCATACGATGGTAATATTGCCGATGGGAGTATTCCATTAACTAACATTTTTTTTGCAAGAACTGGAATATCAAAGTTCTTTATATTGTGACCACAAAGAATGAACCCTAACTTGTCAACTCGATTTAATAATGAATTAACATCTTTAAGTAATTGTTCTTCATCGGAATTAAAGAAACTTTGTTTTTTAACTTCACCCTTTGGGTCAACAAATCCAACAGAAACACAAACAATTTTTAAAAATTCTGGAACAAGCGCCGCTCTGTTAACAAAAACTTCTTCCTTTGGTTTTTCAGAATCCTCAGGAAATCTTTTATGGAACCAATCCAAATAGTTTTCAAATTGGTAAGAAAGTGCGGGATAGTCCCGTTGGAAATTTTCAAAATTACTAGAAACACCAACGGTTTCAATATCCAAAAATAAAATCTTGTGTAACGGATGTTTTATCATATAATTGATTTATAAAATTCTGCTCTATTTTTTGTAACCACTCTTAGGTCGTATCTTTCAGATACGTGTTCAAATAATCTTTCACCCATATCCTTAACCATATTTGGATTATCAATTAATTTTTTAATGTATTTTGACCAATCCGAATGGTTTCTTTGTTCATCAACCAACAATGCGTTACCGTCAACAAAATTACCATTTTTTAAGCAATGTGTCAAGTCAATGGTGTACGGTCCATAGTTTGATGCAATTAAAGCCTTCTTATAAAATCCTGCCTCAATAACTTTCAATTGAGATTTAACCTTATTAAATGTATGGTGTTTAATTGGTGCGATTGAGACATCAAATTTAGAGTAGTTTTTTGCGTATGATGTAACAGGTTTTGTCCAAACTCTTAAATAATGTTTATCCATCTCATTCTCGTAAGATGTGTTTTCAAACTTCATTAAATAGTTTTTATAATCCTCATCGACTATTGAGTAGTTGTTTGTGAATATTTTTTCATACTCATACCAAACACTCTCATGTGGTTTAATTGGTCTTTGTTTTTGTTCACCTGTCTGTTGATTAATCTCAGTGATTGTTCCTCTTGTATCAAACCCACACAAAACAAATTGTAATTTGTCTTTTTTATCATTCAATTTAGCAACCATTCCATCAAGTAACATTAAATCATGTAAGTGAGATGAACCACCTAACCAACCAACTCTTAATCTATCAGACTCAGGAGTTTTTTCTTTGAACTGAGATTCATTTGGGTCAATTGCATTTGGGAAAATGAATACATTTGGATTGTGTTTCATTATCTCATCTGCAAATAATGTTGTGGTTGTTGTTACATATTTTGCTGCTTTAATGTTAGCGACAATTTTTTCATGAATTTTATTGGTAACAATAATTTGATGAAGTGGATGCTCTTTTCCTGGTAACCAATAATCATCAATATCACAGATGGTTATGATACCTTGTGAATTTAAGTAATTGATTACGTCAACTGACTTATCCATATCTTGTCCAATACTTCTATGGAAGTGAACAATGGGATACTGTTTCCAAAAATTAATATCATTAAAATCGATATCATATACAATATCGACATGAAATTCATCAGGATATAGATTTTGTAAAAAAATGTGAGGGTCGACAGACCTAAATTTACCAACACCAGTACGGTCAGATGGGACAACTAAAACTTTAATTTTTTCTTTCATAATTGTTTTCTATTCAACAATTATAAAGAAATAAAAATAAAATTCAATTAAAAGTCAGATTATTTAATCTTTTTAATCTTCGTTACAGTACCCTCAAATATGTGTTTACCAACTCTGAATTGGAATGTGTCTTTTGTTTTAGACTCGGTCTCACTTAATATTCCGTGTTCGGATAGTATCTCCTCCAAAGTTTCTCTAATAACTGATTTTAAATCAGAGTTATTAGTTTTTGGTTGATTGTAATTTGTATTTGTTTGTTTTGAATTTTGAGTAACTCCCTTATCTTCATTCATTAATCTTGCGGCTCTTTCTAAAATATCGTTAGAGATTGTTGGAGAATAAGACTCAGGTTGTTTGATTGGGTGCTCAATCATTAATTTTTTAATGGCGTCAGGTAGTTTTGAATTTTGGATTCTATCAGGGGTCATTTGTGACGGTGTAATTGGTTTTGGTGTTGGGGTAGATGTTTCTAATAATTCCTGAGGTAAATTATACGTAGCATTAATTGGTTCCGCACTGTATAGTTCAGGTACACCTATTGATGACTCGGAAATTGCTCCGTTTGTGTTTCTAGGGATACTGTTATGTTTGTCCATGATTTTCTTAGAAATCATTAACTTTTGTATAAAATCTTCGTTCATATTTCTTCTCCTGTTAATTCAAATTCAGCACATACCTTTAATCCAACCATTCCTTTATCATTTGGATTGTATAGTGGTCTTGGCTCGTTAAAATTTTCTCTTGGGTCGGGAGTATAACTACCCATCCTATCTAAACGGAACAACCTCCAACCTGGTAATGGTTGTTCTCCTGTGGATGATGTATGTGACGCCCCTTCTCTTTCAAACGCTCTTAAAACTTTGTTACCTTTTTTAGAAGTACCAACGCAAAAAGGTTCGATAACCCGTAAACCTCTTCCACCATTTTCGTCACCATAATAATATATTGTAGTAACGTTTTTATTTTTAATGGAATTGGATACCTCACCAAAACTTACTTCTAAAATAATATCTTTTAAAACGTTGTAAAGTTTCATTTTATATTATTGTGGGTTTGTATTGTATGGATTTTTTGGGTTAAATTTGTTCATTGCAAAATCCTCTGTTCTAATAATAGTATCTAATAAAGTACCACCATTAAGAGTGTCTAAGTAAGTACCTGTACCTCTACCCATATTGTCTCCATCAGAGATTGCGTCAGGGTTAGTTTGAGAATACTCATTATCACTTATTGCATAGTCATTTTTAGTGACTAGTTCTTTTCTTTTTTGTTCCGCAATTTGAGTCATTTTATTTTGCGGTTGTGTTAATTCTAACGGAATGTATGTTGCCATAATTTTAAATTAATTTTTTCATTATTTCGTTTATTATTTTTAACTCATCAATAACTCTTTGTTCTAATTTTAAAAAAGAATTATCAGTTGCCGATGAATGTCTTTCTGAACTTTTTCTATGTCTCTCAGATGGTCTTATGCTATTTTTATCTCTTTTTTCATGAGTGCTAATAAATGCATTTTCCTGACCTGATTTCATTTTTGCTCTTTTTGAGGTTGTTGAGTTATCTCTATTTGTAGATAATGTGTTACTAACCCAGTTCTCAAAAAATTCTCCACCCAAAGAATCCTTTTCACCATTTTTCATATCGTGTAAAAATTTCTTTAAGTTTGAATAAGAGATTTGTTTCTTATCAATTAAATTTTTAACCCTCTCATTTCCTGAATATGATTGTAATTTATTCAGTACGTTATCGGGTATATCATAAACTTGTCCGTAAAGTTCTCTATTCACCTGATTTTAAAATTTTAATTAACTCGTTTATTGATATCCCTTCTTTTTTTGCTAATTTCTTTAATGATGATAAATTTTTAGTAATCAAAGAAGTTAAGTTCTTTGATTTTTTTCTTATTTCACCGTCATTATCTTTTTTTTTATTTAAAATATCTTCCACCATTTGAAGTGCCTTTGTTTTTCTAGACTCTTCAATCTTTTCCTTCTCAACCAATGTCATTCTATCAATAAAATTTGGGTCATCTTTAATCTTCTTTGGAACTCTTTTCAATTTCTTTTTATGTTCCTCTTTATCAGGGGTCTTTCCTTGTTGTAAAGTTCTTTCCTTAGCATCATCAGGGCTCATTCCCAATTCTTTAACATATGTTTTAAAAGTTTCAGGACCTGATAAATCTTCCGTTTCTTCAAATCCAAATGAACCTGATAAATCAATTTCGGACACAACGTCATCACCCTTTTCTTCACTCTCCCCCCAATAAACACGGTAACCTCTCCAAATAGGATTTCCTGGTTGCATTGTTTGTACAACTTCTTGGTCTAACGTACCTTTTGGAGCGAGCTTTGGATTTAAAATTGGAACACTCGAATCTTTAAAACTACCATTTGCGTCAACAATTTCTTCTAACTCATCTTTTGTTTTTAATAAAGTATTTTTGATTTCCTTCGTTGATTTATCTTGTCTTGCTTTAATAATTTTCTTTATTTCTTTTTCTAATTTTGGTTTGTCTTTTTTACTGAATTTTACAACATCGTCATTTTTTCTAGACTCTGTTAAAGTCTCAGAATAAGAAAAATATATAGAAACATCGTCTTTACCTTCAACAAGATAAAAATAGTATGGATTTTTAAAATATTCTTTTCCGTATTCCATTTGGTTTTTTATTATATAAATACACTAAAAAGTATATTTATCAATAAATGTCGCAGCAGAATATAAATCAATATGTGTATAAAAAATGGTTTATTACTAATAGTAAGCCAATTTTTGATATTTCCTTAGCATCGGATGAAAGGGATTATAACGAAGAAGTAGTATTTTCAACTCAATTAATTGGTTTAAATGATGGGAACAGATTACCAATTCACTTTGATTTAAATAACTCAGGTTCGTCACAAATGATGACAATAAATTATGGTGATTATTTTACAGGTAATACATTAGTTTCTTTAAATTATTATAATCCAAATAATGATGATTTAAATTGCTATACCGCATCCACTTTATGTGATATAGGACTAACAGGTATTGATAATGGATTAACCACACAAATCTCAGGCGAAACTTTGTACTACACAATGGGGTTATTTACAGGTACTTCTAAATGGGATAGATACCATTATGACAGAAGGATGAAGTATATTCAAATTACGGGTAATACAAATTCTGTAAATAGATTTTCAGGGAATACAAAACAAACAGTTTATAATATTGTTACAAAAACAGGAACTACCGAAGGATTTTATCAACAACTGTATGGTGGTTTTTATCAGGGATTTTTTAAATTACTTGGATATGATTATGAAGTATTCCCAAATAGAACTAACAAAGGATGGTCGGCTGAAATGCTACTTAGACCAAGATTAGAAAATGAGTATTATCCTGAACCAAATCAAACAACTTTAAATGAAGTTTACCCTCAAAATAAAAACACGTTTTTTTATTTTGGAACAAGGGCGGAAAACAAATTTTACCACCACGCAGATGGATATCCATTAAGTGATAGTGGTTATACAAGAGTGACATCAGGACTATCCGAATGTTTTAAAACTTGTGCATGTTCAAATACGGGAGTTACAAATTCTAGATGTATTGAAGTTTATGAACCATTAAGATATACCGAACAACATAATACATCGTGTAATTGTGGATGTAATGCAACAACACAAGTACCAAATGGAGATAAAAATCCATTTTTAGATACTTTATCTAATTCATTCTCTTTGAGATTTTCAGGAGACCCATCAAATCCTAAGATTTGTGTTAAAGTATTAAAATTTACAGGAGGGTGTGAGGTAACAGGAACTTGTCCGACAACGGGTATTACATACACAACAGGATACACAATTTCAGAGTACTGCTCAACTAATACAATTAACCAATATTGTGAAACTGTTAACCCAACTTATTTAAATCAAGAACATTGGTTACTTGTTGATTGTGTGTGGGAAAGAAACACTTACTTTGACGAATGTGATTCATATTATCGTGGAGGACTTGGGTTAATATCAAACACGTATTATGTCAATTCTTTATCCAATAATACCGTATCGTTAATTGAGCCTCCTTTCACCCATACTGGTGGAACAATACCTGAACAAATTGAAGTAATTGATTTAAATGAGAAATGGTTATCTGAGGTAGATTACAGATTAGGTAGTTTAAAAATATATGTTAATGGAAGATTGTTTTTTGTCATTAATGGATTTGAGGAGATTATACCAAGAGGATTAAATACTGAAAAAGAAAAACAGATTGGAGTACCATTTAATATTAGTTGGGGTGGAGGAACTCAGGGGTTAAGAGAAAGTTTAACATTATCAGGTTGTCCTACTACAATAGAAAATTTAACTTATCAACAAGATGCTGAATGTATGCCAAACGAGACATTATCAGGTACATCATTATCGGCTCTTACCACAAATATTTTATTAGAACCGACATTTGCGGGAACATTTGAGGGAGGAATTTCTCAATTTAGAATGTATACTGAACCACTAACTTACGCGGAAATTGTACATAATTTTAATATACTAAAAAATAAATTTTATTTGTTTGATACAAGGTGTCCAGATTGTTCTGGACTAATTAATGATATAACGTATGGCTGAAATAGTTTTTAATTCGGAAAATTTCCAATCGTACTCTTTTGATTTGTTTTTTTTAAACACTTCAACAAATGTTAATACCCAAATTGGTAGTAGTTTGAATTTTCCATATACCTATACTTACGTTAATTGTTATACGGGAATTTTTTCTTTTTATTTTTCAGAAATTGACCAAACTTTAATTGTTAATTTTAGTTGTGAATCCCCAACACCTACACCAACAAAAACAGTAACCCCAACGCCATCAATAACTGCAACAATTACGTTATCAAATACTGTGACTCGAACTCCAACAACAACAACAACACCTACCAACACCCCAACTAATACTGTGACCAAAACCCCAACAAGAACTCCAACAGTAACTCCAACAATAACAATAACCCCAACAAACTCAGAAACACCTCAACCTTCTAATACTCCAACAAAAACTCAAACCCCTACTAATACTCAAACCCCATCTAATACTCCGACAAATAGTGTTACACCATCTAATACAGTGACTCCAAGTAATACTTTAACAAGTACCTCAACCCCCACTAATACTCCAACAAACACGGTTACCCCAACTGTAAGTAGGTCATCTGAACCTCCCAATCCGTCAAATACCCCGACTAAAACTCAGACACCAACTAATACTCAAACACCTACTAATACTCCAACTAGTACTGAAACTCCAACCAATACCCCAACTCAAACAATTACGGTAACAAGTACAAATACTCCTACTATCACTAAAACAAATACTGCAACTCCGACAACAACCGAGACTATTCAACCATCAAACACTCCAACAAAAACTCAAACTCCTACTAATACAGTCACCTCAACTAATACTCCGACTAATACTGTAACGACAACTAATACTCAAACTCCTACTAATACCCCAACACCAACAGTTACTTCAACAGTTACTCCAACAGTCACTCCAACACCAACAGTTACAAGAACACCGGATGAAAGTCCAAATCCGACTAGTACTGCGACAAATACTGTGACACCAACTTTAACAGTCACTCCAACTAATACTCCAACAAATAGTGTTACGCCAACAAACACCATAACACCAACAAATACGTTGACTCCGACTAATACTGCAAGTAACACACCGACTAATACTATAACTCCAACAAATTCTGAAACTGCACAACCAAGTAATACACCAACACCGACTAATACTCCGACACCGACTAATACCTTAACCAGTACCTCCACCCCGACTAATACAACAACAAATACGGTTACTCCTACTAACACTCCATCAAATGAACCAATTAATCCCTCAAATACTCCAACTCAAACTCAAACTCAAACACCGACCAATACTCCAACTAATACTATGACACCAACTAATACTCCGTCAATTACTATAACAAGAACTCCAAGTGGGACAAATCAACCAAGTAATACTCCAACAAAGACAAGTACGGTAACCCCAACTAACACCCCAACAAATTCAGGCACACCAAATGAAACTCCAACAAATACTCCGACTAAAACACCGACAAAAACACCTCAACCAAGTAATACTCAAACACCAACATTAACAAAAACACCGACAAATACACCAACCAAAACCGTAACTCCAACAAATCAGGTAACCCCAACTCCGACTGCGACAAGAACTCAAACCCCACAACCATCTAACACTCCAACCAATACACCAAGTAAACAAATTAAGAGCGCTAAATTTGTACCTGCGGTTGACACATATTTGAATACTTCAACCAATTTTATAGTTAATAGAAGTTTTTTTATTTCTGATACATTTTATCAAAATTGTTCATTTACTATTGGAGGGTATAAGCCCGGTCCTATTATAATTACAATGACTGTAAACATATTAGCGGGAGATACAATTAGTGATATACCTTCGAGAATTAAAAATCAGGCTCTTCAAATAAATGATGGAGGTCCGTTTGACAATTTAAATGGGGTTATGACAGTATTAACAATAGGGCAAGATGAGTATATTACCTTAATAATAACTGATGAAACTGACAATACGTGGTCATCAGTTACGGCAACATTTGCTCAGTTCCCAACAACAGGATATCAGTTTTCAAAAGTTCAAATTGGCACGATAGGGGTAAATAACATAAATTATCCAAGCGGTTCATTTATTGTCGGCGAAATTTATTCGTTATCAACTGATGGAGCGTTTAATGGATGTGTTATTGTTAACCAAACAGAACAAGGTAATGTTGTCACATATGATGATGCAACGGTAACTGGTGGACCATTCGATACTTTAAAAGATTGTACAGGATAAATTAATTCTACTATTTAATTTATATTAAGTTGTCTCTATTTTTTGATTAAAAAAATATGAGCATTTTTATTCAAATAGCATCTTACAGAGACCCTGAATTAATTAAAACAATCAAATCCGCAATTGAAAACGCGAAAAATCCTGAAAATTTGGTTTTTGCAATTGCAAGACAATTTCATCCTGATGATAAATTTGATGATTTATCTGAGTATCAAAATGATGAACGTTTTAGAGTTTTAGATATTCCTTATTTAGAGTCAAAAGGTGCTTGTTGGGCAAGAAATCAAATCCAACAACTTTATAAAAACGAAAAATACACTCTTCAAATTGATTCTCACATGCGTTTTGCAGAAAATTGGGATGAGGGAATGATTAATATGATTAAACAACTTCAAAAGAAGGGTCATAAAAAACCACTTCTTACAGGTTATGTTTCATCTTTTAATCCCGATAATGACCCTCAGGGTAGAATTACCGACCCTTGGAGAATGACGTTTGATAGATTTATTCCCGAAGGTGCTGTATTTTTTTTACCTGAAACAATACCTGGATGGCAAGACTTAACTGAACCTGTAACATCTAGATTTTATTCTGCTCACTTTTGTTTTACTCTTGGAAAGTTTGCAAAAGAAGTTCAACATGACCCCGATTACTATTTTCACGGAGAGGAAATATCAATCGCCGCAAGAGCGTATACTCACGGGTATGACTTATTTCACCCTCATAAAGTTCTTATTTGGCACGAATATACCCGTAAAGGAAGAACTAAACAGTGGGATGATGATAAGAAATGGGTTGATAGAAATAACTTATGTCACAAGAAAAATAGAGCTTTGTTTGGAATGGATAATGAGGAACCTATGGAACATGGAAAATATGGTTTTGGTAAAGTAAGGACACTTCGTGATTATGAAAAATACTCAGGTTTATTATTCTCTCGTAGAGCGGTACAACAAGAAACAATAGATAAAAAATATCCACCAAACACATATAACTACACATCGGAGGAAGAATGGATGGACTCATTTGCATCAATCTTCAAACACTGTATTGATATTGGATATTCGCAAGTTCCTGAAAATGATTATGATTTTTGGGCGGTTGCATTCCATGATGAAAATGATGAAACAATTTATAGAAAAGACGCCGATAAAAATGAAATCCTAAGAATGAAAAATGACCCTGATGGATATTGTAAAGTTTGGAGAGATTTCCAAACAACTAAACAACCAAAATATTGGGTCGTTTGGCCACATTCAGAATCAAAAGGTTGGGGACAAAGAATGACAGGTAATTTATGAAAAATAGATATGATTTTTTAATAGTTGGGTCGGGTCTTTTTGGTTCAGTTTGTGCGAGAGAATTAACTGACTTAGGTTACAAATGTTTAGTAATTGATAAACGAGACCATATTGGGGGAAATTGTTTTACTAAAAAAATAGAAGGAATTAATGTTCACATATATGGTCCTCATATTTTTCACACGTCAAACGAAAGAGTATGGGAATATGTTAATAGGTTTATAAAATTTAACAATTATAGACATCATGCAATTGCAAACTATAAAGATGAATTATACTCCTTACCTTTCAATATGTTTACTTTCAATAAACTTTGGAATGTAAATACTCCAAAAGAAGTTGAAAAAATAATAGATAAACAAAAATTTAAAGGTGTTCCGACTAACCTAGAAGAACAAGCGTTATCATTAGTTGGTAGTGAAATATATGAAAAACTAATAAAAGGGTATACCAAAAAACAATGGATGAAAGACCCAAAAGACTTACCTCCATTTATCATTAAAAGATTGCCGGTTAGATTAACATTTGATAATAATTATTTTTTTGACAAATACCAAGGAATACCTGAAAATGGATATACTGAGTTATTTGAAAAATTATTAGATGGAGTTGAAGTTAAATTAAACACAGATTTTTTTGAAGATAAAGAGTATTATAATTCAATATGTGATAAAGTAATTTATACAGGACCTATTGATAGATTTTTTGATTATGAATTTGGAGAATTGGAATATAGACCACTTAATTTTGTTCATAAAGTTTTAGATATTGAAAATTACCAAGGGGTTGGGCAAATGAATTATACCGATATTAATGTTCCCTATACTAGAATTATAGAACATAAACATTTTGAAAATTCTACATCTGAAAAAACAATAATTACTGAGGAATATCCAGTTGAGTGGACAAGTGAATCTGAACCATATTATCCAATTAATGATGAAATTAATCAAAAAACACTTCAAAAATATATTGATAAAACAAATAAAATTAAAAATGTAATTTTTGGTGGTAGATTGGCGGAATATAAATACTATGACATGCATCAGGTGATAGACTCTGCATTAAAAAAGGTTGACGAAATAGTTAAAAAATGAGAAATTTATTAATACATAATCCTTGTAATGAACAAACAAGATATTATCGAGAATATAATTTGTTTTGGGACGAATTAACTGATGAATTAAAAAAAAATCATAATGTTAGTGAAAATAGATATTTTGAGGAGGCTCATTACAGTAGAATGAAAATTCAATTACAAAAAAGAATTCATGACTATTTGGAATTAATGGAATGTGAATATGTGATTGAGGATTTAGACAGTGGAGATTTTTGGATTTTATCAGTTGCTGAACAAATGACTGGATGTATTCTATTAGAACAATCAAATCCTCATCTTAAAAAAGTTTTATATTCACAATATATCCCTGACCAAATAGTCCATCACACTGGTAAAAATGCTAACAAATATTTACCATGGATATTTTTCCAACAGGATGTGGTTGATTTGGAAAAATATTATGAAGAACGAAAAGAAAAAAATAATTTAATACCTAAATTATTTTTTAAGGGAAATACTGAATATCGTCCAATTGTTAATTTTATAGATAAAGAAATTTTATCTGAAACTAACAAAATTGAAAATAAAAACTATTTTGATTATTTAAGTGACCATGAAATATGTTTATCAATAGGAGGTGTAGCAAACGGGGATTTATGTTATAGAGATATTGAGTGTATGGCAATAGGAGTACCTATTTTAAGATTTGATTTTGTAACAACTTTAAATCCTGCATTAATTCCAAATTATCACTACATATCTATACCAATTCAATTAGATTTACCAAAAAAGAGAGACGTACTCAAGGATAGATTAGGCAATGAAACTCACGCTAAATTAATTGAAACCCGTTTTAATGAAATAATAAATAATAAAAACTTTTTAAATTTTATTTCAAAAAATGCAAGAGAATATTATAAAAATTATTTATCTAAAGAATCCAGAGTTAAACATACTTTAAATTTATTAAAAATATAAAAAAATGAAATTTGAAAAAATAACAAACGAAATTTTAGACAAAATTGATTTAGAAAAATTGTCTAAAAAAATAAAAAATGATGAACACAGAACTTATTTTTTGGATAAATCATCTAAGGAACATTATAGACTTTTATCTCATATCTCTGAAACAAACAATAAAACTTATTTTTTGGATGTTGGTACCTTTAAAGGGTTATCCGCATTGGCTTTGGCTAAAAATAAAAGTAATTTTGTGTACTCATTTAATTTAACACCTCAATTGGATTTAGAAAAGTTACCAAAAAATGTTGAGTTTATTATCGGAAACATTATCGATGGTAACTACAAAAAAATGATACTAAAATGTAAATACATATTGTTAGATACACAACATACTGGAGAGTTTGAAATTGAATTTTATAATTATTTAAAAGATATAAAATATAATGGTTATCTTATTTTAGATGACATAAAATTAAACAAGGAGATGATTGATTTTTGGAATTTAATTGACCTACCTAAAAAAGATATATCATTTTTAGGACACTCAACCGGAACCGGAGTTGTTTTTTTTAATTAAAGTTAATTTATGGATATTATAAAATATAAGGACAATATATACCCAAATTTCCAATCTTTGGGTAATGCCGCTCAATTTGCCATACCATATGCAAAACATGTTTGTATCGGTAAAGGATATGATGTAGGTTGTATGAAAGAGGAATGGTCATTCCCAAATTCAATACCCATTGATTTATCATTTAACAATGAATGGCACGCAACTAATTTACCTGAAAAAAATGTTGATTACATTTTTTCTAGTCACTGCTTAGAACATATAACTGATTGGGTTAGTGTTATGGATTATTGGTATGATACTTTAAAAAATGGAGGGGTTTTATTTCTATATTTACCTGATTATTCTCAGGTTTACTGGAGACCATGGAACAATAGAAAACATGTTAATATTTTAAATTCAGAGATTTTAAATGATTACATGTTAGATAAAGGATATAAGAATATATTTAAATCACAAGTAGATTTGAATAATTCTTTTATGATATTTGGCGAAAAAAAATAATTTATGGCAAACATTACAGAATTAATTGATGTATTAAATGTAAAGAAAAAATATAATTTAAATTTCTTTATTGAAACCGGTACAGGTATGGGTGAGAGTATTGAAAAAATAAAAGACATTGATTTTAATTTAATACAAAGTTGTGAAATAGAACCATCACAATTTGAAATTTTATGTAAAAAATTTATCGGGGATAATATAAAAATTCATTTGGGTAAATCTACAGAATGTTTACCAAAAATGATTGGGAATATTGATGGTCCCTCTTTATTTTTTTTAGATGCTCATTTTCCTGGACAAGGCTATGTGACAAATGATTTTATTACCTCTAAATATACATTGGATGAAACAATACCTTTAAAATTGGAATTAAATATTTTAGAAAACTGGAAACACATTAAAGAAAGTGTGGTAGTAATTGATGATTTAAGAATATACAAAAAAAATAACTATGTTACAGGTGATTGGGAATATGGTAGAGAAGAGCTACTCAAAAATCCTGACCCATCTTTTTTGGACGATTTTCTTAAAGAGTCCCATGAAAAAATAGAGTCTAATATACAACAAGGTTGTGTTTATTATTACCCCAAACAAAAAATATGAAATTTTCGCATAAAAGAACCGGAACAATTGGGGATTTAGCAACTTCTTTTCCAATATTATCATCACTATCAAAAAAAGTTGGACCAATAAATCTAACTCTACCAATATTATATGATAATTCCAATTTTAATGGATTTAAAGAATTTTTAGAATATCAAGATTTTATAGGTTCTGTGGATTTTGATGACGAAGAAGCGGATTTTGATTTACAATGTCATCCAATATATACAGATGGGAATAAAATACCTGTACAGACATATTATGTAAAAGATAAAATAAAAAAAGAATTGGGTATTGATATTGAGGTCGATTATAACCTTAAACTAAAGGTACCTTATTTAAAGGTACCTGATGATATAAAAAATAAGAATATAATCGTAGATAGAGTCAAAACTCAAGTTTTAAAAAAAACAAAAATGTTCGATGATGATAATAAAAATTATTGGATATTGCCTACAATACCATCTGAGTCTATGGGAAATACATTAATTTATAACATTAATGTTTGTATTCAGACTACAAAAGATTTAATAGTAACACCCACAGGATTACCTATAATCCTACAATTTTTTGATAAACCAATGAAAATATATCAATTAGACCGACCAGGAGAATTGGCTAAAGATTTCGCCTATTTCCCTGAAAATAAAAATTTAACATTTATAAAATTATGAAAAAACAAATAAGAATAACTAGAAGTGGTTTTCCAGGAGTGGGACAATGGTCATGGATTAATTTTTTCAGAGATATTTTGAGCGAAAAATATGAAGTAATAGTAGATTCTGAAAATCCTGATATAATTTTTATCACTAATTTACATTACGATGAAAACGAAATAGACCCTTATACAGGTTCTAAACACCCTAAAATTCATGAACATCCGAATGCCAAAAAAGTTTTTATTAGTGGTGAGGTTTCTGATGGAATGAATTATGTTAACGCTGGAGAAAATTGGTACGCTTTAGGATATCAACCATATAAACACGATAGATTTTTAAGATTCCCAACATATGTTTTGGATGCATTTACATTACATAATGAGGGGGGTATGTTTGATTCTCCATTTGGGTGGATAACTAAAAAACGAAATTATGAAGAAACTATTAAGACAAAAAAACATTTCTGCTCAATAGTACAAGCAAGTTTTAATGAGATTAGAGATAAAATATTTGATGAGATAGAAAAAAAATACTATATAAAAAGTTCAGGACCGTATAGACCAACTATAAAAGAAGAAGAACATTTAAATAAACTTAAATATCATGATTACTCCAACAAAGAATATTTGGGAAAAATAGATGGTTTAACATACAGGGACAAAGTAAATTTTTTTTCAGATTCTATTTTCAATATATCGGTACAACTTACAGATGCTGATTATTTAACCCAAGAAAAAATAATACACGCGTTTGCCGCAAATTGCATACCTATTTATCACGGTAACAGATATATTTTACAGGAGGGATTTAATCCTGAATCTTTTGTAAATGTGTTTGATTTTGAAAATTATCAGGATTTATTTGAAAGATTAGACCAAATTTACACAGACAAAAACCTATTAAAAAAATATTTAGAATCTCCAATTTTTGTTGATAACAAACTACCAATTTATTTTGATAGGGAATATGTCCTAAACTTTTTTGAAAAAATGATAGAATGAATTACGTATCTTTTTGTCTTTATGGTGATGACCCAAAATACTACATTGGAGCAGAACGGAACCTTGAAATGATTAATGAATTACTACCAGAATGGGAGACACTAATATATTATTCTCCAAATAATTTTTTAAGTGAATATTTAGAAAAATTAATAACTTTGGGGGCTAAAATGATTAATGTTGAATCACATCCACTTAGAGAATTTTTAGGTTACCCTATGTTTTGGAGATATTTAGTTTTTTTTGAAACAGGTAATGCTATTATAAGAGATTTAGATAGTAGAATTTCACCAAGAGAAGTCTCCTATATTAATAATTGGTTGGAAAGTGATAGGGATTACTTTATTATTAGGGACCACCCATGGCACTCCCCAGTTCCAGGGGGGCTAGTTGGTTTAAAGATGAATAACTCAAATATAAAAGAATTTTTTAGTGATTTTGTTAAAAACAATGGTCTTAACTGGGGTGTCGACCAAGAGATGCTTTCTAAATATTTTGAATCAGTAGATAAATCTAATGTTTACTATTGTGGTTTTGATGACCAAACAAACTATATACGTAGAGATAATGAAAATTTTTTTATAGGTATTCAATTAGATGAGAATGATAATCCAATAATCCCAAGCGCAACTTTGGCAATAGATTTTTTAAAAAGTATGAGACTATGAAATTAAACGATGATATTTTAAAAAATTATGATATTTTGTTATTATTCACTAGTCAAACTGGTTTAGGTGACAACTATGGATGTTTAATATCCGCCTCTGAAAGTTATGTTAAATTAAAAGAGAATGGACTCAGAGTCGTTTCAATCTCTAATCAAGAGTTTGACCTAAAATTACCGGGTAAACCTAGTTTGAGCGACTATCAAAATTTGTTCAATTATGATTTTTTTGAAAATAATATTTTCTTCACATTTGAAAATTTTACTTGGGTTAATGAGAGACCATACAATGAGGATTTAAATTCATTGTACAATCATTACCTTAATATTAATCATTCTCATCACATTTACATAAATAAAAATTGTAATTTTAATGAAGTTAAAGAAATTATAGATTCTTGTAATATTTTAGGATATTCTCACGAGTTGATTTCTAATTTAGAAATCAACACACCCATAAAATTTACTAGTTTAATAAATAAAGATATAGAATATAACTCTAGTTTGATTTCCTCAAAATATAAAAAAATAATAGGTTTTCACGTTAGATTACCCGATGGTGGTAATTTGTATGATAATTTAAATGACACTATTAGTAATGAAGTAAAAAAAATAATTAATCAAAATAATGACTCTCATTTTTTAATTTCAGGAAAAGGACTTAATTTTGATAATTTTGAAATTGATTCAAATAAGTTCATAAAAATAGACAAAAAGTATAGTGAGGATAAAATTGAAAATTTAAAATATGACTTATTAGAAATGTCATTATTCTCTTATTGTCATGAAATATACACCTATTGTACTTGGAAAAGTGCCTTTATGACATATCCAATATTACATAACAGACAAAATAAAAACTATAGAGAATTAATTAAATCTTTACTATGAAATATGTTTATTGTACTGTCGCTGTTGGCGACAGGTATTACAAATCGGCCGTAAAGTTCGCAAAAGACCTGAACAAAAAAACTAAAGACCATCATGTGTTAATAGTTACTGACCAAAAATTAAAAAAAATTAAAAATACAACATTTTTAAAACTACCAAAAGAAGAAATAAAATTCTACCCGAATGGATGTTTTAATTATAATCTAAAGTATTTCCCGATTAAATGTGCTATTGATTTAAAACCTAAATTTATATTGTTTTTTGATTCTGATTGGATAATAGATGAAAATTACCATCAGGAAAAAATTGACAAATTTTTAAATTTTTTTGAAATAAGTGAATACGACTTTATTTTTGAAAGACCTCATGGTATTGGGGAAAGTAAAAAAGATTGGAACAATTGTTTTTGGAGGCATAAAATAGAACCTTATAAACTTATGGAAACTGACTTTTATGATAAAGGTCACGTATGTAATGAACAATTTTTAGCTTTCAAAAACAATAAGAAATTAAAAATATTTGTTAAAGCTTGGAAAAAAAGAAATAATTTCTCAATTGAAAACAACATTTGGCCATTTGCGGAAGGGTTAGAAATTGGAATGTCTTCTATTGATGCTGAAATGAATTTTACGATAGATGGTATGTATTTGTTAAATTCTTGCTTTAAATTTTATTCAAATAGTTCTGACATACCATTAACAAGATTTTAGAATAAATTAAAATATGAAAATAACATTAGTAACAGGTTTATGGGATATTGGTAGAGACCAATTAGATGAAGGATGGTCAAGAAATTACCAACATTATTTAGATAAATTATCACAATTATTATCCGTTGAAAATAATTTAATAATATTTGGGGATTCTGAATTGGAAGAATTTGTATTCAAAAAAAGAACCCACAATAACACTCAATTTATTTTAAGACAGTTATCATGGTTTAAAGAAAATCCATATTTTGAAAAAATTCAAAAAATTAGGAGTAATGATAATTGGTTATCACAATCAGGATGGTTAAAAGAATCAACACAAGCCAAATTAGAATTATATAATCCATTAGTAATGTCTAAAATGTTTCTTTTAAATGACGCAAAAATTTTAGATAAATTTAATTCTGAAATGTTATTTTGGATTGATGGTGGCATAACAAACACGGTACATCCCGGATACTTTACACACGATAAGGTATTAGATAAAATATACGATTTGACCAATGATTTTATGTTTATCTGTTTTCCATATGATGCTGAAAAAGAAATTCATGGGTTTTCTTATCCTGAAATAAATAACTGGGCGGAAGAAGACATTAAATTAGTTGCACGGGGAGGATTTTTTGGCGGAAAAAAAGAAAATATTACTGAACTAAACTCCATATATTATGGATTATTAAATGAGACATTAGATAAAGGTTTAATGGGTACTGAGGAATCAATATTTTCAATAATGACCTATAAATATCCAAAACTAATTACATATTATGAAATCGAAAATAATGGATTGATTGGTAAATTTTTTGAAGATATTAAAAATAATAACGGAATCCCAAAAAAAATAAAACCCACTAAACAAATAACAAATTTATCAAAAATTGGTTTATATGTTATTGGATTTAATAGTCCAAATCAATTAAAGACGCTTATTCAATCTTTTGTTGATTATGATTTTAATTTTTTAAATGAACCTAAAAAATATCTGTTAAACAATTCAACTGATAGGTCAACAGACGAGGAATATATTAGAATATGTGAACAACATGAATTTGAAATAATTTGGAAACATGAAAATTTAGGGATATGTGGTGGGAGACAATTCATTGCTGAACACTTTGATTCAACAGACTTGGATGGATATTTCTTTTTTGAAGACGATATGTTCTTTTATCCAAAAAAAGGAGAAGTTTGCAGAAATGGATTTAATAGATATATTGATGACTTATATGAAAAAGTTATTGAGATAACTGAAAAAGAAAATTTTGATTTTTTAAAACTTAATTTTTCTGAATTTTTTGGTGACAACTCAACACAGTGGTCTTGGTATAATGTGCCCCAAGTTGTTAGAGAAGAATATTTCCCAAATAATAAAAAACTACCTGAACAAGGATTAGACCCAAACGCCCCAAGAACAAAATATAATACGATTAAAACCCATAAAGGGTTACCATATGCAGATGGAGATGTATTTTATTGTAATTGGCCTCAAATTGTGACAAGAAAAGGAAATAAAAAAATGTTTTTAGAAACAACATGGGCTCACCCATTTGAACAAACATGGATGAGTCACATGTTCCAAGAAACTAAAAAAGGTAAATTATACCCTGGTATTCTTTTACTCACACCTACTGAACATGATAGGTATGAACATTATGACAGGAGTATAAGAAAGGAGAGCTGATTATCATTTTTGGCGTATTTATTTAATATGGAATTTTTTATTAAAAAAAACGCCACTCTCCCACTTCTAAAAATGCAAATAGTTAAGGATGGTGAAAGCTCGTTGGATAATTTTTCTGACGTTATTGAAACTGCTTTGATTTATTTTTCTATGAAAGATACTTTGGATGGAAGACAGGTTATACTTAATAAAAAGGGAGGGTTTGTTGAGAAGGTATTTATTGAACCAAATGCAAAATTAGAGTATTATATCTACTATAAATTTTCTAAGTTTGATACTCGTCAGATTGGAAAATTTGAAGCGGAATTTACTTTAATTACTGACGAAGGTGACTATATTTTACCACATAGGGAAAAATTATATATTAATATTACTAATTGATGGAGTTCATTATAAGTCAAAATTCAACGTTATCTAAATTACGAATTGAGGTCACAAAAGACGGCAGGTCAGACTATGACAGACTTTCCAATCTATCAAATACAAGTAATATAACCTTAGATTTAATTAATACTGATAACGGATTAGTGTATTTGTCTAATCTTACTTGTAGTGTTGTTAGTGAAATCAATCAATTAAATAGTTCAGAAACTTTATATTTTATAGAGTACCAATTTTCAAAAAATCAAACTTCACAGGTTGGGACTTATGAAATAATTATTACAATTGTAGACTCACAAGGAACGGTTAAATTAGATTTAAGTGGTAAAAATTATCTAACAATACAAGATAGTTTTTCATTAGATGGTTACGGACCAACAACAGGAACAACTACTGACCAACCATGTTGTGTCGATGAGTTTGGCATTCCAACAAAAACTCCTACTCCATCCCCATCAATAACACCAAGTATTACACCTTCAATAAGTCTATCTCCGTCAATAACCCCTACAAATACAATTACCCCAACAATAACAATATCAAATAGCCCAACAAAAACTCCTACTCCATCCGTAACACAAACTAAAACTCCTACTCCATCCGTAACACAAACTAGTACTCTAACACCTACTACTACACAAACTCCAACAATTACTAAAACATCAACTCAAACTCCAACAAATACTCCGTCAATAACAGTTAGTTCAACTCCTCCTGAAACTCCAGACCCATCAGGTACTCCGACTAATACACCAACTTCAACAAATACCCCTACTCCAACTATTACCTCAACGGTTACTAATACACCGACTAATACCCCGACAGGTTCAGTAACTCCAACTATTACATCAACTAATACTCAAACTCCTACTGTAACAAATACTTCTACCGTAACATCAACTCCACCTGAAACTCCTGACCCATCAGGTACTCCAACCAAAACTCCAACACCAACTAATACCCAAACACCTACCAATACCCCTACCAGTACTGAAACACCTACGAATACTCCAACAAACACACAAACTCCCACTACTACGAATACTCCCACACAAACTCCTACTGTAACAAATACTTCTACCGTAACATCAACTCCACCTGAAACTCCTGACCCATCAGGTACTCCCACCCAAACTCCAACTTCAACAAATACTCCTACTCCAACTATTACATCAACTATTACTCAAACTCCAACAGTGACTTCAACAGTGACTAATACTCCTACTATTACACCAACAAGTTCAGTGACCCCTACTGTAACAAATACTTCTACTGTAACATCGACTGTTTCTGCAACTCCTGACCCATCAGGTACTCCAACCCAAACTCCAACTAGTACAGTTACTCCTACCCCAACAGTGACTTCAACGGTTACCAATACTCCCACTATCACACCAACAGGTTCAGTAACTCCAACTATTACATCAACTAATACTCAAACTCCGACCAACACTCAAACTCTAACAGTTAGTTCAACTCCGCCTGAAACTCCTGACCCATCAAATAGTCCAACTCAGACACCTACCTCTACTCCAACAATAACTCCATCTGAAACACCCACTCAAACTCCGACTAATACTCAAACTACAACATCGACTTTAACACCGACTCAAACTCAGACATCAACTTTAACACCAACAATTTCAGTATCCCCAACTCAGACCCCCACTAATACACCAACACTGACTCCGTCTGAAACCCCACCTGAAACCCCACCTGAAACCCTAACACCCACACCAACCCAAACTCCAACTTCTACAATTACACCAACATTGACACCTACTTCTACAATTACTCCAACAATAACTCAGACTCAGACACCAACATCAACTTCAACACAAACTCCTACTCAAACTCCTACTCCTGACCCATCAGGAACTCCGACTCAAACTCCAACTAACACTCAAACACCAACTAATACTCAAACACCAACGTCTACAATCACACCAACAATAACTCCAACTAACACTCAAACACCAACAGTTACTTCGACAGTCAGTAATACCCCAATTGAAAGCTCAACCCCTACTCCAACTCCGACACCAACTATAACACCAACTATAACCTCAACTTCCACACTAACACCAACAACAACTCAGACACCAACTATAACACCAACAACAACTCAGACACCAACTATAACACCAACCGTAACTCAAACTCCACTATGTGATATGACTTTATTGTTATGGGGTGACCCTTCTAATCCAGGTTCAGGTACATTTTTAAATAATAATACCCAATTCACTTTTGACACTGGTGATTTAACATATTATAATACTATTTTACCAGAACAATCAGTAATTACTATACAATTTGTTGATAGGCAATCATATGCGACATTTGTGGTTACCTCAAAAGAAAATGTTACCGGAACACTAGTCTTATTAACCGGAGAGGGTACTATTGTCGGTAGTCCAAATGGTCAATATTTTGCGGCATGTCAGGTTGTGAATGAAACTAAAACTCCGACCCCAACGTCAACTCAAACACCGACACCAACACCTACTCAAACTCCAACAATAACTCCAACTTCTACAATTACTCCAACTTCTACAATTACACCAACTCAAACCCCAACTTCTACAATTACACCAACTCAAACACAAACTTCTACAATTACACCAACTCAAACACAAACTTCAACACCGACTCAAACTCCAACTCAGACACAAACTCCAACTCAGACACAAACTCCAACTCAGACACAAACCCCAACTCAAACTCAAACTCAAACACCAACTTCTACAGTTACACCTACACAAACTCAAACTTCAACACCAACTCAAACCCCAACTCAAACTCAAACCCCAACTCAAACTCAAACTCCAACTCAAACTCCAACTCCAACCTCTACTCAAACTCCAACTCAAACTCCAACTCCAACCTCTACTCAAACTCCAACTCAAACTCCGACAAGTACAATTACTCCAACCATTACACCTACCCAAACTCCAACAAGTACGATTACTCCAACCATTACACCGACAAGTACAATTACTCCAACCATTACACCGACAATTACAATTACTCCAACAAAAACCCAAACTCCTACTATCACACAAACTATAACTCCATCAAACACACCTCCTTACCCGGCATTAAGAGAAGGTGGTCCTTATGTTGGCACAACATTTTTTAGTTTTCAAATAGCGGGGGGAACTGGATTTCCAGGATTCCAAGTTAATGGATTTTATTATCAATGCGTATCAAATAATCAATTTAGAGTTAGTAGTTTACTTACTAATGAAGAAATTGCAATTTTGACTATACCTACAGGATTGTTTTTGTCTAATGGTTATTCATTTAATATTGTTGGAACAGATGTATATATAACACTAAATGGTCAGCAAACAATATTGATACTAAACACAATAACAAACACGTTCACTCAATTTACAAGCACGTCGTATAACGCGTCAAATTTATGGACATCGAATACAAGCCCAACCGCTACAAAATTTTACAGTATAAATCGCTCAGGTGCAACCAGTAGACTTTCTATCACTAATAAATCCACAGGTGTTGTGACTCAGAGTACATATACAATTGGATTTGGTAATTGTTCGGTCTATAGACCATTAGGTGGTACAGGACAAGGAGAGTTTTGGTTTTTTACATCTTTATCTGGCCTATTAGGATACCGAATTGTTGACCCTTTGAACGATACGACATTATTATTTTCTACCACAACTAATGTGTTTACCCAGGGATTACCATATTGTGCAATATATAATGCTGAATATGACATTATTATGGCGTTTACTAAAGGTGCCACAAGTATTATGTATATAATTGATTGTGCCAGCAGGACATTAAATTCGACTTTAGCCCTTACTACTGCAGGGGTTTCTGTAGGTATGGTAAACAATGTCGTTTACAACCAATTTAACAATGATTATTGGTGTGTTGCCGAAATCTCCTCTACTCTTTCGTCATCACAATCTTTTGTTATTGTTGTTAAAGTAGTAGCGTATGCTCCACCATTAACTCCATTCGGTTTTAATACATATAGAATATTTAAAGGAAATTTACCAAATACTGGTAATCTTAATTTTTTATCAGGTATTGGATTTACTCAATATGGAGCAGTAATCCCATATGGTCCAGTTAGTGCTACTGTAGGTTCAATACCTAACGGATATTATTTGTATTCATTAACTCCTTCTTAATTTGACATTTACCAATTCGTAAATTACACTTAAACCATATAAGGTAAACTCCGACCTATAATTCGGAAGCTAATACACCAAAAAGTTTAATTTATGATATCTAACGAAGAAATTGAAAATTTCCTACAAGGAAATGACGATGAAAAATACATCATCGGAGTAGAATACGATTACGTTAAAGATTGTGTTTGGAAAATTATTGAAGACCCTATTCACGGAAAACTAATTAAAAAAGATACCTTCATCCCATTTGCTTGGGTTGGTGACTTACGTGGGTTAAACTTTTATCAATCATCAAAAGCATTACAGAAAGAAGCAATGACAAAACATAAGATTGTCATTGAGAAATTACGTACTGATGGTAATGAAAGATTAGAGAAAGGTTTAACATTTATGGTTAAATCCCTAAATGGGTATCGTTCTCTTATTCAGTTTTTTAGAGATGGTGGAGTCGACCCATGGGGTGAAAAAACCAAAGGATTAATCCTTATCTTACCTCCTGTTGAGCAATTCTTGGTTACCAAGGAAAAACGACTATTCAAAGGATTTGATGACTACAATAGTATCACTAGGTTTGTATTTGACTTGGAGACGACCGCATTGGAACCAAAGGATGGTCGTATATTTATGATAGGGATGAAAACCAATAAAGGTTTTAGTCAGGTAATTGAATGTTCAACTGAAGAACAAGAAAGAGAAGGTATTATCAAATTCTTTAATACCATAGATGAACTTAAACCAAGTATCATCGCATCTTACAACGGATTTAACTTTGACTGGTTTTGGATATTTGAAAGAGCAAAGGCTTTAAAGTTGGACATTAAGAAAGTTGCCAAAACTCTTAATCCAATTAATCCCATCAAACAATCTGAAAGTATGTTGAAACTTGCAAACGAGGTTGAAAGATTTAATCAGACATCTATGTGGGGTTATAATGTGGTAGATACACTACATGCAGTTAGACGGGCTCAAGCAATTAACTCATCTATCAAATCTGCGGGTTTGAAGTATATCACCCAATATATTAAGGCAGAAGCTGCAGACCGTGTTTATATTGACCACACTGATATTGGTCCGTTCTATGCAAAAAAAGAAGAATATTGGTTAAACATCCAAAACGGAAAATATAAGAAAGTGGGAGTTGACCCCGCAATTGATGAAGCGTGTTCCAAACATTCAAATGTTTATATTAAAACAACAGGTGATGATTTGGTTGAACGATATCTTGACGATGACTTGGAGGAAACTCTAACTGTAGATGAGGAATTCAATCAGGGTTCATTCCTACTTGCGTCTTTGGTTCCAACAACGTATGAAAGGGTTTCTACTATGGGAACCGCAACATTATGGGAAATACAAATGAGAGCGTGGTCATATAAACATAATTTAGCAATTCCTGCAAAGAATGAAAAGACCGAGTTTGTTGGTGGGTTATCACGATTATTAAAAGTAGGATATTCAACCGATGTATTGAAACTCGACTTTTCATCACTTTATCCTTCAATACAACTTGTTCACGATGTATTCCCAACTTGTGATATCACGGGGGCAATGAAGGGTATGTTAAACTACTTCCGTAACACTCGTATCAAGTATAAAAACTTGGCTAAGGAATATGCGGATATTGATAAGAAACAATCAACATCTTACGATAGAAAACAATTACCGATTAAGATATTCATAAATAGTATGTTTGGCGCGTTATCTGCCCCACAGGTATATCACTGGGGTGATATGTATATGGGTGAACAGATTACTTGTACAGGACGACAATACCTTCGTCAGATGTTACGTTTCTTTATGAAACGAGGTTATACTCCACTTGTATGTGATACGGATGGTATGAACTTCTCATTACCTGAAGGTGGTGTGGATGATAGAAGATACATTGGTAAGGGTAACAATTGGTTGGTTAAAGAAGGTAAGGAATACAAAGGTTATGATGCTGATGTTGCCGAGTTTAACGATATGTTTATGAAAGGTGCGATGGGTCTTGACTGTGATGGAACTTGGAAATCCTGTATGAACATTGCTCGTAAGAACTACGCGACAATGGAACACAATGGTAAGATTAAACTTACAGGTAACTCAATCAAGAGTAAGAAACTTCCACTTTATATTGAGGACTTTTTGGATAAGGGAATTAAGATGTTGTTAGAAGGGGATGGACAATCGTTTGTTGAATGGTATTATGAATACTTGGAAGTAATCTTTAACCAACAAATTCCTTTAATGAAGATTGCTCAAAGAGCAAAGGTTAAGTTATCAATTGATGATTATAAAAAACGCTCAAAGGAAAAGACCAAAGCTGGTAATGAAATGTCTCGTATGGCACATATGGAACTTGCAATCCGTGATGGTATTGCGGTTAGTTTGGGTGATGTAATATTCTATGTAAATAATGGTGTTAAAGCATCGCACGGAGATGTCCAGAAAGTTAATGATAAGATGAGTAAGAAAGATAAAGATGCTTACACCGCTCTTCACGGAAAACCCCCTGTTTTAGGTTCAACAATTCAACTCAACTGTTACCGTCTTAACCCGTCAGAATTGGAGTCCAATCCTAATATGACAGGTGAATATAACGTGGCAAGAGCAATTGTTACTTTCAATAAAAGAATTGAACCGTTGTTAATTGTATTTGGTGAGGAAGTAAGAAATAATCTAATTGTTATTGACCCTAAAGACAGAGGTTTGTTTACCAAAGACCAATGTAAATTAATCAATGGGGTACCTTTTGAACCTGCCGACCAAGATAGTATTGAGGATTTGTTAACTATTACCGACCAAGAAATGGTGTATTGGGGTAAACGAGGAATTAACCCTGAGTACATTTACGAACTGGCTGAAGAGGGATGGGAAGGAATGGTTTAATTACTGTTCCTTAATTCCATCGGATGAAAGAATGTACCAATTACTAAAAGAATAATACAATTCAACACTCGAACCTTTACTTAAATCCATTTCTGAAAATTCCTCATCAATTTTACCTTTTAAAGGAATTACTTTGGTGTTTGTTAATGATTTAATAATTAAATGGTCAGTTTTTTTGTCGTCCAAATAAACGGTAATATTTCTTTTGTCCTTTGTAACTAAAACATATTCACCCTCTGTGGTATATATCTCATCTGTAACAAAGCACGACTCAGAAGTCTCAACAACGCGACCTGAGATTACTCTTTGCATTTGTATTGACCTTTGTATTGGCATATTAGATAACGTACATATTTCTTGGGAACGCTCTTGTCTTCATTTGTTTTTGTAAGTTTTCAGCAATATTTGCCTCACGCTCCATTATTTTTTCAGGTCTTAATCTTGTCAATTTACCCTCAGCACCAAATAAATCATCCCAAAGTTTTGCTTTTTCATCCTTCGCTTCGGTTGATAATGATTGATAATCCATAGTTAATTCAGAGTCAGGTGTTTTCAAATTACCTGAATATTTTCCTCTTACTTTTGACAAAGTTTCTTTACACGAAGCAATAAACCATCTTCTAACCCATTGTTGTGATGGATTATTTAAATCAACCCACGACATAGAGTCCATTGGTACATCTGATGGCATTTTAATAATTTCAGGATTTGCCTTTAAACAAGAGTCTCTGTCTTCCGGACCAACATCGTAATACCAATACCAAACTTGTGAGTTTCTTAAAGATGAATTACCAAAGTCAAACTTCCCACCTGGTGTTTGCATTAAATGTATTGCCTTCTTACCATCAGGTAATCCTGTAATTCTATATGTTAAATCTCCGGCAATAATCCTTCTCTGTATGTTAATTTCTTGTAATCTTAACATCATATCAAACGCTGGCATCATAAAATAAGAACCAGTATATCCCATTTGTGAATAACCCGCAGGACCTCCCATACCATATCCACCCAAAGCTCCAAAACTCCATGGGTCAAATAAGATGTTATTCATTGCTGTTGGGGTAAACCATAAAAGTTCATTAACTTCTCTACCCGCAGGAATTTCATAAATTTGCTTATTTGTCTCCAAAGTGATGTAATCTTTTTTCAATTCCCAATCTCCAAGTGGTGATGATTGTAAACCTACAATTTTAGAATATGCCTGCGCATATCTATTTTCATAATCCAAACTTTTTGTAATGAATGCTCTTGATAATGATTGAGTATCCATGTTTAGATTATATAATGAAGTCCACTGAGTATCAATTAACCAATCCTGAATATATTGAGAGTAGTCACCAATTGCAAATTCCAATAAAGTGTCCATTTGCTCATCTTCCAATTCGACTGAGCGTAATGGGGCTCCAAGTACGTGCCTTACTTTGGTATATAATTTACTTCTTTCTGGTTCTGATATGATTGACATAGATTTTATTTATCTATAAATATCAATTACTTTTTTTCAGTTTTTGATTTATATAAATCATTAACGAATTTCCAATTGACAGCTTCCCAAAAGTTTTGAATATATTCGTCTCTTTTGTTTTGATATTTTAAATAGTATGCGTGTTCCCACAAATCCAAACCTAATAATGGAAATCCTCCGTATTCAAAAATGTTCATAAGTGGGTTATCCTGATTTGGTGTGGACATAATTTTTAGATTTCCTTTATCTGTTAATATTAACCAAATCCAACCTGAACCAAATCTTTTTTTAGCTTCTAACTCAAACTTCATTCTGAATTTTTTATATCCACCAAAATCTTTAATAATTTTTTCTAAAATTTCACCAAATGGTTTTTGAGGTGTTGGGGATAACATTTTCCAAAATAATGCGTGGTTAAATGCCCCACCTGCGTTATTTCTAATTGTTATGTTATATTTTGAGATTTGTTTAACAATGTTCTCTAATTCAACATCTCCATAATCTTTTTTTCTAAGAGCCGAATTCAACTTTTTTACATACCCTTTGTAATGTTTTTGATAATGAAACTTCATGGTTTCAGGGTCGATAAATCTTCTCAGTGATGCGTAACTATATGGTAACTTTTCAATACCAATAGTTTTCATTTCGGTAATGAAATATTTTGAAACTTCTTCTGACTCTTTTTTATAGAGTTCTTTTATTAGATTTTCTGTAATTAAATTAAGTGACTTCATCACCTATAAATACTCAACCCTTATTGATTTCGTTTAGTATTTGTTCAACAATATCGGCAGGTTCATCATTAGTGTCACCCATAACTGTACCGATGATTTGTTTTTTCTTAATTAATATATCATAAATAACCCCCTCAATTGTGTTTTCAAATAAGGGGTAGAATATAGATACATTATTTTTTTGACCATATCTGTACGCTCTGTCTTCCGCCTGAGCGTGTTCTGCGGGAACAAATGATAAGTCGTTCATAATAACCGCCTCACCCTCAGTTAAAGTAAGACCGACACCTGCGGCTTTTAAATTACCACAAAAGACTTTGATTTTATCACTTGTTTGGAATTTATCCACAGCGTCTTGTCTTGCAGGTTTTGAAGTTGAGCCGTCTAAGTAAACCGCAGTTTTACCAAAGTGTTCATAAATCTTTTTAATAGGGTCTGTAAAATTACTGAAAATGATAACCTTTTTTCCTTGCTCAATAATATTCTCAGCAAGTTCAATTGTAGTTTTAATTTTTTCCTCAGCAATTACCTGCCTAACTTTTGTCAGTTTTGTAAATTGTATTGACAATGACTTCGATTCATCTTGTCTATTAGTATACCAATCATAATACTCACCCATCAATTCTTCATAAAGTTTTGATTTCAATCGAAGATAGACAGGAGTAATAATTTTTTCAGGTAAATCTAACACATCGGTTTTTAATCTTCTTAAAATTTGACGAGAAGTTCTTTCCCTAAGTTCTTCCAAATTTGATGCTCCTGTAACATTCCATACTTTTTTATTCCCAACCCTAAACTGATATCCCCCACAATAACGAATTGCGTAAGCCATCCAATTTTGACTTACGGGACTATCAATTAATTTTAAAATGTTATAGTAATTCATTGGTCGAGAAGTCATTGGAGTTCCAGTTAATAACCAAAGTTTTTTTATTTCTTTGGTTAAATCCATTATGATTTTTGTTCTCTGAGCCTGAGCGTTTGAGACATAATGGGCTTCATCAATAATAACCAAATCAAATTTGGATTTTAAAATTAGTGAATTGTCTTTCTCTTTTGGGTCGTGGAAGTTTTTTAGAATATCATAGTTAGTGATAATGTAATCTGCCTCTTCATATTTTTTCCCCTCACAGATATAGATTGATTTATCTGTATAATTTCTAATCTCTCTTTCCCAATTTATCTTTAAAGACGCGGGACAAATGATTAAAACTTTTTTAGCACCACTCTCTAATGACGCAATAATTGTTGAGGTAGTTTTACCCAATCCCATATCGTCGGCCAAAATGAACTTATCATTTTTTAACAACTTCTCAATCGCTTCTTTTTGGTGTGATAATGGAGGTCGGTTTTCATATTTTGAGTAATCAACATTAACCTCGTTCTCTCTATATTCTTTTATGATTGCGGCTTTTGGTACCCAAAAATCGTGAATGGTATCCCCACTAAAAACCTTACCCCAAATATGGTAAGACTTGTCCTTCTCAACTAAAAGTTTTTCAATATAGATTTTATCAGGTTCTTTAATAAATGGATTATCTTCAACAAGTTTGGTTGAAAAATAAGAATCAATTGGAACCCATTTCTTAGCAACCTTTGGATTTACAGTATGATAGTGAATAACATATTCACATTGTGCTCTTGTGGGGACATGCTTTTTATTAGTCTCACACTGTTTTTTAATTTTTAAAATATAATTATTTGAGCCATTATAGGTCTCCAAAATAGAAATTGCCTGTTGCTCAATACTAATGTTCATATTTACTAATACAATAACAAATAATAATAAACAAAAAATAGATATTTATCAATATGTCACAACGTAATGTACCAATAACAAGATTAGGAAAATTTTTTGGAGGTGAAGACTTTGCTTTGGATGTTAATATTGGAAGGGAGTGGTTAGAGGGAGATATGAATTTTACTCTTGTTTTATATAAGGTAGATAGACAAAAAACAAATACAGATGATGTTTATGGTGAGGCAGTTAAAGATGGAATTAAATTTCATCCACCTGTTGAGTTTAAAGGATATGTTAAAATAATGGCGCCAGAAAATAAAAATTTGGGAACATCAAAATTAGACCAAACAGAGCCTGGTAACTTACAAGTATCTGTTTATCAATCACATTTGGATGAACTTGGAGTTGACATTGAGTTTGGTGATTATATTGCGTATTACGAAACTGAAACAAGAGTTAGATATTATACTGTAAATAATGATGGTCGTGTTGTAAGTGATAACAAACACACCTATGGTGGATACAAACCTTTTTATAGGACAATTATTGCATCAATTGTGACAGAGAATGAATTTAGAGGATTATAATGGCATTACCTAAAAAAATAAAAAAGACTTTGGATTTATCTCCTGTGAAAACAGGATACGATAGACGTGTTGAATTGTTAGATAAAATTAACGATAAAGGAACTTATTTACCTAAATCATTATTACATGAAGATTTAGATAGAGGTTTTTTAGATTTTGTTAAAAATAATTTAAGAACAGTATCTGAGGGTAAATCAATACCTGTTGTTGATATAATATTAACAACTCAAAATTGGGCTCAGTTTACTCAAACTTGGAACTTTTCAAATTTAGATAAGAATGTTGAACCTCCTGTAATTACAACTGTAAGAACACCTGAGGTTAAATATGGTTCATTACCTTCATTAAGATATAATATCCCAAATAGGAAACAGTTCTTTTATGCCGCAGTTCCAACATTTAATGATGGAAGAAAAGGATATGACATTTATACAATCCCACAACCAGTTCCAGTGGATATAAAATATAGTGTTAAAATCATTTGCAACAGAATGAGGGAATTAAACATTTTTAATAAAAATGTTATTGAAGCTTTTGCATCAAGACAGGCGTATACTCAAATTAAAGGACATTATATTCCAATTATTTTAGATGACATTGCAGACGAATCTGTAATGGAGATGGAAAAAAGAAAATATTATATTCAAACATATAACTTTACATTACAAGGATTTTTAATGGATGAGAACGAGTTTGAAGTTAAGCCAGCCATTAGTCGAGCAATTACATTTTTATCGACTGAAACTCAAAAATTTAAAAGACCAAAAAGAAATGACGAAGTTGAAAATACGGATTTATTAGAAACAGTTATAGAGTACTCAACAACAGAAACAGACAAAACAAAAGATTTTCAATTTACTTGTAACTTATATTTGGATGGACTTACAAATGTTGACACCTATCAGGTATATTTAAATGGATTGTATTTTGGAGAGGATATATTTTCATCATTAACTTCTGTGTTACAAATTAATGATGGTGATTCTGTTAGGTTTGTTATCACTAAAACGAACTCAGATGAAACATCAAAAATTAAATTAAAAACAATTTTAGTTTAATTTTCACCGTAAATATCTTTTTTAATTTTACAGTTCTCCTCAATTAATTTTTCCACAAATTTATTAATTTTTAATCCTTTTTGGTCACAATACTTTTTAAGTAGACCGTGAACTTCTACTGATATCTTTAAATTCTTAATTTTCATAGGTAGAAAAAAGTATGAAAATTATCATACCATATTATAAATAGTTTTTGTAAAGTAAAGTTTTTAAGGTTTTTCACAATATTTATTTGAAAATAAAACGATAAAAAAAATTATTTAAAAAAATGGCAAGTGCAAACAAAGTATTCGTCTCTCCCGGAGTATATACTTCGGAGCGTGACTTATCATTCGTTTCACAAAGTGTTGGTGTAACAACCTTAGGTCTTGTTGGGGAAACTCTTAAAGGTCCTGCGTTCGAACCAATTTTTGTGACAAGTTACGATGAGTTCACATCTTATTTTGGTGGTACAAATCCTGAAAAATTTGTAAACACCCAAATACCAAAATATGAATCGGCATATATTGCAAAATCATATTTACAACAATCAAATCAATTATTTGTAACTAGGGTATTAGGATTGTCTGGTTATGATGCGGGTCCTTCTTGGTCTGTAACTTCTGTGGCTAACGTTGACTGCTCAACAATTGGGTTAGATAGTTCGTCTTCTTGGTCTACTTGGGCATCATTATCCATTAGGTTTGTACCTTTAGCATTAGGGGGAACTGTAAATGATGTTGAAATTGACTATGAAAATGAATTAGAAGCAAATGTTCCATACATTTATCAAAAATGGACAACTCCGTTTACAAAATATGATGGAACAACGTCAACCTATGAAAGTTCATTACAAAATTTTTTATGGACAAACATTCTTTCACAAATGACTACAACCACACCACCATCATTTATTAACAATAATGTCATTTATTTTGGGGCAATACCTAGTTCACAATATTCCACTTATTCGGCTTACACTTCACAAACAAATGTGTTTGGAGTTAATACATTAAATGCTAACACAATTAATTATTGTGATGGATTAAATGATAGTTGGTTTTATTCATCATTCACTCCTGTACCGGGAACAGATAACTATTCCGGGTTTTCATTTATAGTCACTCATAATTCAGGTAATTATACAAATAATGGAGCAAATTATTCAAGAGGGGCAGCGTGTACCATTGGGTATCAATACTTTACAGGTATTACATATACTGAATATCACAACTTAGTACTGGCAACTTTAAGGTCAAGAGGTATTACAAATTATAGTTCATCTCAACATGGTCCTAAATATCAAGTTACAGGAACATCTAATGTTTCATTAACTGTTACAGGGACGTACAGTGCGGCAACAACAAATCCATACTCAACATTCTTAATTAGCGGAACTCAGTATGATTCTTCGGCATTTAGTTTTGAGGCATCATTTGAATCTGCAAATGCTAATTACATTAACAAAGTATTTGGTCAAGATAATTTTGAAAAAGATAGAACTGTTGTTCCATTGTTTGTTGAAGAATCTTATGACACATTATTAACTTGGGGTTATAATAAAGGTTATATTAGAGGTTTAAATACTACTCTAACTGATTTAGATTCTGCCGAAAGCCAGTCAGCAACATCATTAGGTAACTATTTAGAAAGATACCAAACACCAACAACACCTTATGTTGTTTCAGAATTAAGAGGTACAAAAGTTTACAACCTATTTAGATTCATTTCAATTTCTGACGGAACTGCGGCTAATACTGAAATTAAAGTATCAATTCAAAACATGTCTTTTAATAACTTAACTTTTGACGTAGTTGTTAGAGACTTTTTTGATACAGATGCTAACCCTGTTGTTTTAGAAAAGTTTACTAACTGTACAATGAATCCTGATTTGAATAGTTATATTGCTAAAAGAATCGGAACATCTGACGGAGATTTCGCAATTAATTCTCGTTATGTAATGATGGAGATGAATTACGAAGCGCCATACGATTCACTTCCTTGTGGATTTAATGGTTATGTTACAAGAACTTACGATACAACAACTGCAAACATTCACCCACCATTCCCTGTTTATAAGACAAGTTATGAATATCCTGGTGAAGTAATTTGGAACCCTCCATTTGGAACAAGTGTTGGTGTTGATAATAAAGTAATATCAACTGGTGATAATGTAAGAAGAACTTATTTAGGTTTCTCTACAAAACTTGGTTACGATAGTGATTTCTTACAATATAAAGGAAAGCAAAATTTAATTACAGGTTTTGATAGTTGTACATTAGATGAGGCAGATTTTAGTTCTTGGAATTATTTAACAAAAGGTTTCCACATGGACTCAGGGGCCACTGTTATTAATATTGCAAGTAATTACTTAACAAGTGGTGAAACAGCGTTTGATGTAGGAGCTGGTTCATTTACTTCTGAACCAACTTTAAAAACTGAAACATATTACTACTTATATTCTCGTAAGTTTAGTATGGCGTTTTATGGTGGTTTTGATGGATGGGACATTTATAGAGAGTACAGAACAAATAATGATGATTTCACATTAGGTGGAACTGGTTATTTAGCAGGTGCAGCACCTTGTACACCATATGCAAATGCGACAGGTTGGGGTTCGTTTAGAAGAATTACAGTTGACCAAAACGCAACAGATTGGGCAAATACTGACTACTACGCATATTTGTTAGGTATTCAAACATTCTCAAATCCTGAGGTTACAAACATTAACGTGTTGGTTACACCTGGTATTGATTATGTTAATAACTACGAATTAGTTAACTCAACAATCAATATGATTGAATTTGATAGAGCGGACTCTATCTACATTACAACTACTCCTGACTTTGATTTGTTACAAAATTCAACAGTAATTTCTGATAACTTAATCTTACCTGAGGAAGCGGTTGTTAATTTAGAAGATTCGGCAATCGACTCTAACTATACTGCAACTTACTATCCTTGGGTATTAACAAGAGACACTGTTAATAATACTCAACTTTACATTCCACCAACTGCTGAGGTTACAAGAAACTTAGCATTAACTGACAACGTTGCATTCCCATGGTTCGCAACTGCTGGTTACACTCGTGGTATTGTAAACGCGGTTAGAGCTCGTAAGAGATTAACACAAGAAGATAGAGACATTCTTTACAAAGGAAGAATTAACCCAATCGCAACATTTAACGATGTTGGAACAGTTATTTGGGGTAATAAGACCTTACAAATTAGAGAGTCTGCGTTAGACAGAATTAATGTTAGAAGATTGTTATTACAAGCTCGTAAGTTAATTTCAGCGGTTGCAATTAGATTATTATTCGAACAAAACGATAGTTTGGTAAGACAACAGTTCTTGGATTCAGTTAATCCTATCTTAGATGCAATCCGTAGAGATAGAGGTTTATATGACTTCCGTGTAACGGTATCTAACACACCAGAAGACTTAGATGCTAACCAATTAGTAGGTAAGATTTACATCAAACCAACAAAAGCGTTAGAATTTATTGACATCGAGTTCTTAATCACTCCAACAGGAGCGTCTTTTGAGAACATATAATAATACAAACTTTATTAAAACCCTCACAGAGATGTGGGGGTTTTTTATTTTACATAGTATTTATTAATATGAATTTAGTAATAGTAGAAGGTTTTGGTGATTTGGAAAAACTCACACCCGACATGAAATATTATGCGTTTGATTGGGATGATAATTTAATGTATATGCCAACAAAGATTATTTTAAAAGACTCTAACGGTAACGAAGTAGGGATGGGTACTGAGGAATTTGCTGAACATAGAACCCAAATTGGTAAGGAACCTTTTGATTATAAAGGTAAAAATATTGTTGGGTTTGCTGAAAATCCTTTTAGAAATTTTAGAGTTGAGGGTGATAATAGATTTTTAATGGATTCTATGATTGCAAAACCAGGTCCTGCTTGGCAAGATTTTGTAGAATGTGTCAATGGAGGGTCGGTATTTTCAATTGTGACAGCAAGAGGACATAACCCTAAGACATTGGCACTTGCGGTTAGAAAATTAATCGAAGGGAACATTAATGGACTTTCAAAGAAAGAACTTGTTTGGAATTTAAGAAAATATAATAAAATTGCTCAACAAAACCCAGATGTGTCTGATGACAGATTGGTTGATTTTTATGTTTTCAAATTATGTAAATATTATCCTGTGACTTTCGGAGAAGGTTCAGCTGCCAACCCTGAGGAATTAAAAGTGAAAGCTGCGAAAGAATTCCAAGATTACGTAAAAAGTATATCCCAAAAAATTGGAGGGTCTCCCTACTTTAAAGATGACATTTCTAACCGATTTGTACCTAAGATAGGTTTTTCTGATGATGATTTAAGAAATTTAGAAAAACTAGATACTGAATTAACAAAAGACCCAGAAAATATTTACCAGTTATATTCAACACATGGAGGAGAAAAGAAACCATATAAAAATTAACATTTAAATAATTAAACTGGTCTTATGCAAAGATGACCTGAAAAAAAATCAAAGTAAATAGAAAATTTTTTTTTGGGTGATATTTATAAATAAAATAAAAAGAAATTAAAAAAATAGACAATGGCTGATTTACTAATGCAAATGCCGGTACCTTACGAACCCAAAAGGCAGAACCGATTTATAATGAGATGGGTTGACACATCGTTGGGTATTAATGAATGGTACGTAGAGTCAACGTCACGTCCAAAGATAACAATTAAATCAACAGAAATTCCATTTTTGAATACCAAGACTTATGTTGCGGGACAATTTGAATGGGGTGAAATTAACGTTACATTCCGTGACCCAATCGGTCCGTCAGCAGCTCAAGCTCTTATGGAGTGGGTTCGTTTACATGCGGAGTCTGTTACAGGTCGTATGGGATACGCTGCGGGTTATAAGAAAGACATTAACTTAGAAATGTTAGACCCAACAGGTGTTGTAATCGAAAAGTGGTTATTACAGAATTGTTTCTTAACAAACGTAGATTTCCAATCTTTGGATTACGGACAAGATGGTTTGGCTAAAATCCAAGCAACACTTCGTCCTGACAGATGTATTTTATTATTCTAATATAATTGAATTACTATTTACAAATCCACACAATGTGTGGATTTTTTATTTAAAAAAGTTTTTATGGAAAACAATCAGTATAGTCAAGAAGGTTTTAACTTGCCACACGATGTAATTGTGTTACCTAGCGGTGGAAAATATTATAAGACAAAAAAGAAATCAGTTAAAGTTGGTTATTTAACCGCGTCTGATGAAAACATCTTAATTAACGCAACCAAAAATGGTGGTGAGGGTTTAATTACCCAATTAGTTAGGAATAAATTATATGAACCTGATTTGAAACCCGAAGATTTATTAGAGGGTGATTTAGAGACTATTCTTATCTTTTTAAGAAATTCATCATTTGGTCCTGAATATATTTTTAATGTTGTTGACCCTGAAACAGGTAAACAATTTGAGTCAACAATTTTGTTACAAGAATTAAATTTTATTAAACCTGAGGTTGAACCTGATGAAAATGGGTGTTTTTTAACAACATTACCAAAATCGGGAGCTCAAGTGAAATTGAAACCATTAACTTATGGTGAAACATTAGAACTAGCTAAAATGGTGGACAACTACCCAAAAGGATTAGTCCCACCGGCGATTACTTGGAGATTACAAAAACAAATAGTTGAATTAAATGGGAGTAGAGAATTGGGTACTATTAGTAAATTTCTAGACCAAATGCCAATTATGGATTCAAAGTATATTAGAAATTTTATAGATAAAAACGAACCAAGAATTGATTTAAATAGAGAAATTATAGCCCCATCCGGAAAAAAGGTACTCACACGTATTACCTTTGGGGCGGAGTTTTTTCGCCCTTTCTTCTGATTACACCGTTTATTTATTAGACCAATACATTTTATTGTCTAAGTATTTACATACATCTTACTCTGATTTTATTTCTATGCCTATTTATCAAAGACGATATCTTGTTGATAAAGTCATAGAAATTAATACGCCGAAAAAATGATGATGTTTCAAGGAACAAATACAGCTGATTCAGATGAAACCACAAGATTAAAAGCCTTGTTAAATCCAGCTGCGATAGCTAAACAAATTGCCACAGACACTGCTGAAATTTTTACATCAATACCTGACACGTTAGTAACTATTGACCAACAATTTAATTCCATAATGCAAAATATGGGTGTTGGTAGAGGTTATTCTGAGGCAATAAAGGATAATTTATCTAAGGGTGCGTATGCGGTATTAAAACTTGGAGGTGATATTAAAGCGGCAACTACTTTACAAAACGACGTCGTTGACGCATTTGGTAAAAATATAGTATTAAGTGAGGATATGTACGCTAAGTTGTACGCCTCTGCAAAAGTTTCGGGAGTTGCTTCAAAAGAACTAATGGAAGGTTTTGAAAACGCTGGTATGTCTATGAGTCACATTACCGAAGAAATGTACAAGACAACCAAAATTGCTAGAGATTTGGGACTTTCATCACAAGCGGTAAGTAAGGCGGTCGTTGCTAATTTAGAACAGTTAAATAGATTTAATTTTGGTAATGGTGTTGAAGGTTTGGCAAAAATGGCTGCAAAGGCATCTATGTTAAGAATTGACATGAAACAAACTTTGGATTTTGCTGATAAAATGTTAAATCCTGAGGATGCAATCAATATGTCTGCCGCGTTACAAAGACTAGGAAATGTTTCATCAGATTTGATTGACCCATTAAAATTAATGGATTTGGCTCAAAACAACGTACCTGAATTACAAAACCAATTAAGTGGATTGTTTAAACAATATACTTTCTTTAATGAGGAAACACAAGCTTTTGAATTTTTTCCTGACTCTAAATTAAAATTAAGAGAATTACAAAAAGAATTAGGTATACCTATGGCTGAGATAGAAAAAATGGCATTAGGTACTGCTAATTTAGATAAAAAACTTGCGGATATTGATTTTAGTGGATTAAATATTACAGAAGATACTCAAACTGCAATTGCAAATCTTGCGACACTCGATAAAAATACTGGTGAATATGTTATTACCACAAAAGACGGTAATTTACAAAATGTAAATGATTTGTTAAAATCCTACGAAGGTAGAGAAGAAGATTTGAAAAATTTTATTACTGGAATGGAAGAAGAGGCTGGTAAAACTTATGAGGAAAAAATGTTTGACATTACAAAAGAACAGTTAGGGTTAACAGGTGAGATGAATGCTAATTTAAATGCGATGACCAAATCTCTTGGGTTACAAATTGCTTCTACTAAACAAGGAAGTAAAGCTTTAGAAAATGCGGTTGGTACGGTTAATGTTTACTCTGAAGCCCAAAATGCTTTATATAGACCCGAAGTTAAGGGTGGATATAAAGGAACAAAAAATCAATATGAAGCTGGAACATTTTCAAACATTGATAAATATTTTGACAAAAAGGGTAATTTAGACACTGTTGCATTAACTACTGATGCATTAACCCAACTTGGTATTGCGGCAACAGATTTGGTAAATACTTATAAAAATGCTGGTATGGGAATGGCAAAAGTTACCACAGCGATTACTGGGGTTGATTTTGTAGAGTTACTTAATAATGCATTTACTGTAAAAGATGCGGTGTATTTTCCTGAACAAAACCAAGTTATTAATAAAGATAAAAATGATTTAGTTGTTTTTGCTCAAAAAGAAAATATAAATGTTGGAGAAAAACCAGAAACTACACAGAATATAGAAATACCTGATATTAGTGACAGTCTTATTTCTGCTTTACAAAATATTAAGATTGAAAATAATATCCCCCCAATTGATTTAACAAAATTAATGGATTTTGCAAAATCTAATATTTCTAATGAGACAATTAATAATTTTACTAACAAAATATCAAATCAAAATTTAAATAATGAAGTTGTTCAGTTAACTCAAATTGCTAGCAAAGATTTGGGAATTAATTTACAAGATTTAACAAAATCATTATCTTCAATCATTCAAAAACCGATTGAAACTCCAAAACCAAAAGAAACTGTCAATGAGGTTGTTAATCAACCAAAAGAACCTCAAAATACCGCACCAAAAGAAACAAAAATTGACCATAATATTACTATAACGTTTAAAGCCGAAGGTAATAACGAGTCATTAAGAATGGTAGCTAATAAATTCCAAAATGATGATGTGTTTAAAAGTAAGATTATTCAAAGTTTAGACATTAAGAAAAGTAACTATCAAGTAGATTCTGATAATCCATATCAGAACTATATACAACAAATTTCAATTGCCTAAAATTTATTTGTTTCTATTTATTAGAAAAGGTATAAATGGAGAAAAACCTATTAACATTTAAAGGGTCAGAACAATTTAGGAAGGGTTTACTTGCTAGAAATTTACAATCATATCAGTTGACTGGATATTTTACGTCAAATAGTGAAAATGTTGACACAGAGACCGTAATTAATTTCCAAAACACAACGGTAACCGACTCTCCAAACATTAGTGAAACTGTTGATGGGAATAATAACCAAAATGTTATTAATAATACAAAATTAAATCCATACGGACCTGGTGGGACTGAAGACATTATAGATGTTGCTGATATAATAAATTACCCCAACCAAAATTCAAATTCATCTGTTTCATTAAATGATGGCTCAACTTTTAGTTTAAATAACAACCAACCATATTGGCCGTTAACAGAAACCAAGATGGATATTGTTAACGAAATAAGTATCGATACAATAGGTGTTTTAAACAGTTACGTTTCGTCAGATAACTACAATAGTTTATATTTTGTTAGTGATACTCCATTAATTTCAAATAAAAGCACCAAAGGTGAGTACCCAAATTTTGTTGAGGGACAAGTCACATTAAATAAAGTTTTAGAAAAATCTGCGGATAATCCCGATGACTCTTATTTGGCTCAAATATCTACGACATTTTTGGATTTCCAAATTAGGGCTAACATTGATAGACAAATCTATGGAAACACATTAGGCAGAGCTAATTTCCAAGCTTTAACTAATCCATTTTCAATTGCTGAACTTGCAACAGGGCAAGAAACCCTAATTCAAAAAAATTGGGTAATTACTGTTCCTGATGGGGTATTTGACCAAGCAAAATACTTAACTCAACAGATGACGGGTAGTATGTTACCGACATCACCAATTGAAGGGAGTTATTTTAATGAGCCTGATAATAAAAACGCAACTGCTAGACAATTATTAGATACTGCATTTGCAGGGGCTTATAAACCTGCCGACCCTAATAACAACCCGTCTAAGAAATTTTTGAATAATACAGGTAGTGGTCAAAAATCAGTATTATTTAAAAGTTTAAACTACAATACTTTTAAACCTGACTACGACACAACAAGAACTCAGGCAGGTTTGTTCTTTAACGCTCTTTTTAATATTAATAGACCTTCATTAGTAAATTATTATGTTGGAAGTGATGTCACAGACCCAAGTAAGGTTAATTCACCTGTTGATGACTCACCTGTTAATTATTTGGGACAACAAACCAGTTCTGTGGTTTATGGGCCGACTAACATGGCAAAAGTGTATGAAGGGACGGTATATCAAAACTATCAATTTGGATTGGGTGAAAAACCGTATGACCAAAGACCTTCTGATGATGGAGGATTTATTTGGGCATCTACCGACACTATAAACAATGCTGGTAAAAAAGTTGGTGAGGGTGGAGAAGCAAGTTATGGTGACTTTGATAATTTTATAGGTAATGGAATTAACTCTTACTATTTAAATGCAGTTTCTATTGATAAAGGAGGGTTTACACCCGGTTCAATATTGGACGAAACACAAAGATTGATTAATTCAACACCACAAGGTAAAAAGAGGTTACAACATGCGGGAAACGCTATTAATCAAATCTCAAAAGTTTTTAATGACGGATATAAAGAAATTACCAAAGGTTCGAAAGTTAAGAAATATGTCAATAAAGCAGGTGTTGAGGTTGGACAAGAATATGGAAGGTTATTTGCAAAAGATAACCCATATTATACTTATGGTAACTTACAACAGACTGTATCAAGTGATAGCGGTAGTGCAATAAATGGAAATATCCGTAAATCTTCATATTCAGTATTAGACTCAACATATAACTTAAACATTGCTCCGTTAGCTGGAAACGGCTCAACAAATGTAACAAAAGAAGGTTCTGTTAAGAAATATATGTTCTCAATTGAAAATTTGGCTTGGAGAGGTACTCCGGATTGGAGTGATTTACCTGCGTGTGAAAAAGGTCCAAACGGAGGTCGAGTTATGTGGTTCCCACCATATGATTTGTCATTTGCAGATACTACAAGTCCACAATTTGACTCGACAAATTTCTTAGGTAGACCTGAACCTGTTTACACATATAGTAACACAAAAAGAACAGGAACTTTAAGTTGGTCAATTATTGTTGACCATCCTTCGGTTTTGAATTTAATAGTTGATAAGGAATTATCTAAGGCTGATTCACAAACTGTGAATGGTGTTGTTGCATCATTTTTTGCTGGATGTAAAAGATATGATTTATATGAACTTGCCTCAAAATTTAACACATTATCCTTTACTGACTTAACGGCATTATACCAAGAAGTATTGGGAAGTACTCAAACATCGTTAGAGGAAAAAGAAAGTGCTGCTCAGGGATTGACACCAACAACAAACAATAGTCAAAATAATAGTGATGTAATAACAATACAATCTGATTATAAAAATAAAGGATTTTATTTTGATAATAATCCTAATCCTGAAAGTTTTTATGAGCAATATGTCTCATACACGTCAGAGGATGTTAAAACATTATATTTTAGTTCTAATCCTCAGTACTCTGCGGAAACTAACACTTTTTTTACTGATGTTATTCAGTCCGATTATTCAAAATTAGATACTTTTGCAAATGAAATTAAAACAATCATAAACGAAAAAAAAGGTAAAGTTACCATAGAATTACAAGGTTCTAAATTTTCAAACACTACAAATTATGACACAATTAATAATACTATGCTCGATAGTGTTATTAATTACTTTAAAGAAACAATTTATTTGGGAGGTACTGTATTTGAGGACGGGACAATAACTATAAAATTATCGACATCAGTATTGGATAATGTTGTATTATCCAATAATGTTGATTTTAGTTGTACTGAGGTTCTAACACCCCCAAATGATGTGTATTCACCAAACGCAATGGCGTGTAGAGCTTTGAGGGTTAAAAACGTAACAGTGACACCATTTCCTAATAATACTCAACAAGTACCCGCACAACAACAAACAGGATTAAAACCCCAAGAAAATACTGACGTGTCAAATAAGACATCTTCAATATCCAAGTTTTTAATTAGAAAATTATTATCTGAATGTAATTACTTTGAAGTTATTAAAGAATCTGACCCATTTGTTTATCAATCAATTAAAGAAAAAATTAAATATTTTAATCCTGCCTTTCACGCAATAACTCCTGAGGGATTAAATAGTAGATTAACATTCTTAAATCAATGTACAAGACCTGGTAACACTATTCCGACTAAAACTCGGGATGGTAATGTTACAAATAATAATGTCGTTAATACAAGTTTTGGTAAACCTCCTGTTTTAGTTTTAAGAATTGGTGATTTTTATAACACAAAAATTATTCCTGGCTCAATACAATTTTCATATGAAGGATTAGATATTAATCCACAAGGTATTGGAGTACAACCTATGATTGCTAAAGTACAAATGAGTTTTGACTTTATTGGAGGTAGTGGGATTAAAGAACCAATTGAAAAGATACAAAACGCATTGTCATTTAATTATTATGCAAATACTGAACTTTATGATGACAGAGCAGTTGAGACAGAGGATTTTTCTTCGATTGATAATGAGTTATTCCAGTCAATTACTTCAAGACCTTTTGGAACTGATGCAACACAACAAGGTGAATTAGGAGGTACAATCATTGGTGAATTTGTAAGCGAGGTTCCATTATATAGCGGTAACACTAGTGGACAAACACAATACAAAACATTCTTTAATAGTTTCATACAAGAAACCCATGATTATTTTGTTAATACTGTGAATTTCTCACAAGACATTGTATCGAGTTATAATTTAGGTATTTTGAAACAATTATGTTTAACTAGAAATTATAGTAATGGGTATGTTAATCAATTAGAACAACCAAATACTAGTTTTTTAAATATTTTTGGTAAACCATCTTTATGGCAGACAAATTTAGAGGCAGTCTCAACTCAGTTTAAAGAATTGATAAATATTCAGGAAGACCCAATACTGAGAGTGTTAGCGTTTAATTATGAAGTATCAGAAGAGGATTTAGACAAAGTAACCTATAATTTTACAAATATTGTTAATAATCAGATACAAAATAGTTTTACATTAATTAGTTCTAAAATTCAAAATTACGCAAATAGAGAAGCTTCATATAATCAGTATCTTAGAAAATTAGATGTTGTTTCTTTTGGTATTGACGGTAAGAAAAAACCTGATGGAATTCCACAAGTTTTAAAATTGACAGGAACCACTGAAAATAATGAAAATAGTTTGGATGCAATAAAAAATGATTATTTAGTTGTTTATAGTTCATTAACTTCTTTTAATACTTTTTGTTTAAATCAAAAAGTAATATACACGGCAGGGACTGAAAACACAACCTTCTCAGCAGTTACCGATAGTTTAAATGCTACCGACATTGTAACGGCAAAGGCAATTAATTTAATGTATACTTTGTTTTCAGATGTTTTCTTAGATAGTAATAAAAAACAAAACTTTAAAAGTTTATTGTTTCAAAATTTAACATCTACAACTAGACAAATAACAATAGATGCTATAACAACAATTGTTGATAGTTATGTCAGTAAATTTTTGTCAGAATATACCGCAGAAAATGCTCATTTTACACAACTAATAAACTCTAATCAGGAGTATAAAACATATTATCAATTTAATCCTCAAAGAAATGGATTATCATTATCACAGAAAACAAGAGTTTTAGATTTTTCAACATTTGACCAAACCGACCCTGATAAAGAAAAAATTTCTAATTTATATAAGAGTGTTAATTTAAATGATGACAAAACCTCATTTAATGATAAGATAAATTTTAACTAATAATGGCTAACGAATATTATAATAGATATGTTAACTTCACAAGTAATGGTGAATTTATAAATGTTCCATTTGTTCAGATACCTGCAAAAAATTCTGATAAAGTATACATTTATAAATTAGGAGTTTCTAGATTGGACAAAGTATCACAACAATACTATGGAACACCATTTTTTGGTTGGTTAATTTTACAATCAAATGGATTTGCCGGAGGTAGTGAAGTTGAAATTCCTGATAATACTATTTTAAAAATACCATTCCCTTTGGAATCCTCTTTGTTAGATTATAAATCAGCAATAGACAATTATTTCTATTATTATGGCAAGTAACATTGTACCTGGTGACATATATATTGAGAATAATTATAATAATATTTTTATAATTAATCCAAATAAGACTTATCAAACCTCAGATATTATAGGTGAAAACGAACTAACCGTTGGAGATAGAAACCTAAAACAAGAGGATTTGGTGATGTATGCGAATTTGGAATGTAACATACAACCTAGGTCTAGATTACTTTTAGGTGACGATGGTGCGGGTGAGAATACTTTAATTGCAACATCAAAAGTCGATTTTTTAAAACCAAATGATGGGGACTTCTTCACAACAAATTGGACATTAGATGCGACAAACACAACTAATAGTCGAGTTATCAATAGTGAGTTGTTGGGTATTACTAACATTACTTATACAATTAATCCTTCATATGTACCTACGGTTAACATTACCTTAGAAGACATTAGGGGTCGAGCATTATTTGAATCTGGTGACGATTCACCATACTCAGTTTTTTTTAATTTACCGTATCCTGTATTTTATTTAACCTTAAAAGGTTTCTATGGTAAAGCTTTAAGGATGCCACTTTTCTTACAAAAATTTAATGGAAGTTTTAATCAATCAAATGGTAACTTCCAAGTCAATTTAACATTTGTAGGTTATAAATTTACAGTACTACAAGATTTAACAATTGGTGACTTATTCGCCCTACCTAAGATGTATATGAAACAAACCAATGGTAATAATACCGCATCATTGGCTTCACAAAGTAGTGGTAATTTAGGTCAAAATACTCAGTCGGAAACTGTTTTAACATACAGAGGAATTGAATTTATTAATAAAGTATATGAGGATTATAAAAATTTAAAAATCATAGATAATGATTTTCCAAACCTTACAGTACCTGAATTACAATATAGATTAGAAAATTTTGTTGCTACGGTATTAGAAAAGTTTGGAAATGAAAGTATGGGTCCGTTAAACGACTGTGATTTGTTTCAAGACGCTATTAGTCAATACAGAAGACAAGTTGTAACTAGCCCATCTGAGTCGTTTTTAAATTTGTATATGAATAAAACGGCTTTTTGGATAAGAGTTGTTACAGATGCGAATGGGGAAAAGAAAAAAATAAAAGTTTATACTCCAATATCGTCACCAACACCATACGAAATTAATCAAAAATTACAACAAATTTGTAATACAAACATTATAAAAATCACATCAAATCAGAGTTTAGGTGATGGGGGTAAATATAGAATTTTGATGGTTCCAAGAGCAAGTGATTGCGAAGCATATGGAACTGAAATATCTGAAAGTGATATCGACTTAATTGAAACATTAAAGGCAAGAACAAAAAAAGATACTTTTACGGATACTGAGATACAGGCTTTAAGGGCTGAGTTAAGTCTTTATTTTACATATTATAATTCTAGATATACACAAGATACTCAAAATCAACAAGTCCCATACCCTCCTTTTTATATCTTCGATGGACCATTTAGGTTTATTGACAAATTAAATAAATGTGATAAATCTTTCCAAACAAAAAAAGAAGAAATTGAGAAAGAGACAACTGAAAAGTTGGCTAAGGCGTTAGAAAGTGATAATGGTCTCGGATTTAAACCAAGTGTTAAGAATATTATTGCGGTATTCATGGCGTCGAGTGAGGCGTTTTTAAGATTAATGAATGAAGTTCACTTTAAAGCATTTAATCAAAGAAATAACGAAACTAAAAGAGCGGTTGTATCAAATCAAAATTTGTTACCGCAAGTTCAGGATATTCAAACAAATGAAATTGACCCTCCTGTATTTCCATGGCCTCAATTTGTTGTTCCAAAACAAATTAATAATGAACAAAAATTTGAGGTACAATATCCTGGTGATGCTAAATATATTTCAGAAACTGGCGCTGATGATTATAATGTTTGGCCTGAGGTTGAATTTGTTGAGGAATATATGACGGCAAGTGTTCAGGTAGATATACCACAACTAAGTGCCACGGCACCTCCAAATAGTGTTAATCGACTTTTGATTTCTGCTTTTGATATTCCATTAACCAATATTTCATATTCAAATTTACAAGTTGTAAATTATTTGTATGAAATGTATGAAAGGATTTACTCTATTTCACAATATGATGGATTTGATTTTACAATTGAAGATAATATTTCGTTATTACAGTCGGTCGTTGATTTTGAATCTTATAATATTAACGTGACTGTAAGTCTAAGTGCTGAATTGGCTTACATATTCAAACAATACCGAATACCAAATATTGCAACTTTTGTTAATTTATTATTTGAAAAAAGTAATAATGGTACAAGTGAGAAATGGCAAAAACTTCTTTATGGAGAGTTAAATACTAAGTATTTGTATAGTGGTATTACAAGTAGTGTTTTATTTTTAGATGAGGACTTACCAACCGTTGAAGTAATATCCTCGGCGGATACAGAAAAAGGTATTACTGAATTTTTTGAGAAAAAACTTTGTGATACTCTAAGAAACTTTGATTTTGTTTCTCAATTACCACCATTTGTTTATTCTGATGTTTCCAATATTTGGTTACAAGAAAATATGGGTGGAAATATGACAACAAAAGAAGACCCAAAAAATTTCTTTAAAGTTTCAAAGAGTTTGAATTTAAACAGATACAACAAAAAAGTTACTAACTATAATGACTCCAACATATATGGAAAAGTTGGCGACAAGTTATATAATCGACCAATTGTAGATTTTGAAACATTAGATAAAGTAATTACATTACCATTAGAAGGTAGTTTAACCGATTTTTATAGTAACAGGACAGTTTATTCATTGACCGAAGGTAGATTAAGATACTCAACATCATATAATGGTAATGTGGGTAGAGACCAATCAACATCTATTCTTAATACGCCATATTTTATTAATGCGATAATGGAAGGTGTTGAATTGGAAAGAAACGCAAATACTCAACCTTGTTATAAATCTGCGGCTTACCTTTTCTTAAATAGTTTACCATTATCAACACTACGTGAAAAATTCCAAACTCAATTTTTGAACCTTTCTTCATTGACTGGTCTTGAAAGAGATTATATAAGTGCCGCGATGACCAGATTTGGAACTATACAAGCCATGCCAAAACTTTGGGTGTATAAAATAGGTTCTATTTGGCACAGGTATAAAGAGAAAATTGATAACGGTATTGATATTATTGATGACATATGGAGAAACGTTGATGAGAATAGTTTATTTGACCCATTAAATAATCAACCATCAAAAAATTATACCCTAACAATTTCAGATACAGATGTTAATATATCTTTAAAAAGTACCATTTCAACAGAAAGTGGAACAATCAAACAACAGTGTTTAGGATTTTATCCAAAGGTAATCAATGACTTTAATTATTTCTTTAATGGGTCTGACATATATGGGTCAAACCAATCAATTCAGTTAGATTTACAAGACAGAATTGATAGTGGCGACTTAGTTGTTAGATATGTAACACAAAGTATAAATGCGACGACTAATCCAAACGACACTTTAATTTATCCGTTTAGTGTTTTAGTTAGAGATGCTGTTGACCAAACACTTTATTATACTATACCATCATTTGGTAGTACTGTATATCAAAATTACCAAGAGTGTTATAATGCAGACCCTGCTAAAAAAATAGATATGTTTGATAACCAATCTATATATAATGGCTCAATGAGATTGGCTTGGGGGTTACCTAACTTTGGATATTTTGACACAAGTCTTGTTGAAAAACCAACGGTTGAGGAACACATGAAAAAAATCTTAACAACCGCTGATACCGCAACTTATGCTAGTGGTAAAGTAAAACAAGACACATTTGCTTTAAGAGGTAAAGACACTACAACACCAAAATTATATGATACAATTGAAGAATTATTTGGAGTATTCACATTAAAAGAATTAGATGAGTTTGAAAAAGAGTTTTTAAGTTTTTCAAAACCGGCAATAAGTTCAGATAAAGAAGTTTCTTTCCAAACGATACTGAGGGATATTGTAAAATATGGTTACGCTATTACATCTAGTGATACTGAAAAAGTTATTCAAAATGTTCAAAATCAAAGTAATAATAATTTATCAAATAAATTAAAATCATATTTGGGTGATGATGTTCTTATTAAAATTGCTAACCCAACAAAATACGACGTTCAAACTAATAATTATTTTTTCAGTGACACAACATCCCAAACAACATCATACGAGTCAAATTTACAAACCGTTTTAAATTATAATACTGCAACTCCAAACGTTTTACCATCATCTGCTCAAACAATAACTTTACAAAATTCACAAGATACTTACCAAAATGAATGGAATGCTCTTAAAAAATATGTAGGGTTCTCTACAATTTCCGGGTTGACGTATACTGATACAGGGTCTTACTATACTGATTTCTTTATAGATAATAATATTGCATTTAATGTTGATAATATTATTTTATTCCAAAACTTAATTAAAAGTTATGGAACTTATAAATTAATTGGTAAGAAGTTTGCTAACACTTTTAATGATTTTATTACAGTTAGATTAAATATTTATGGTACAAATGCAAATTCTTTATTTGTTGGAGTTATACAACAACTAAATGCTATAATTGGAAATGCTAATAAAAAATCGACTGATTCGAGTATTATTGGTGAGGTAACTCCTATTGAAACTTATGACAGATTTAAGGCGATTAACGATAAGTGGATTGCGGGTAATGACTATCAAAGAAATACACTATTCCAAGATGTATTATTTTTAGATAGAGGAAATCGAGATGTGGGTAATAATATTTTGGTAGATATAAAACCTATTAAAAATTGGATTAAAAATGGAGCAAAGGCAAGCGTTGAAACAGTTATTAAATCAATTATACAATCAAATAATTTTGTAATTTTTAATATACCTTCTTACATTAACTTTTATGGAGTACCAACACCTACAGGTTCTGATACTCCAAATATAAATCCTGACACTAATTTTGCAAATTCGTTATTTGGTACATATGCTGAAGTAGATTATTTAGATTCAAGAAATAAATTAGTTTGTTTTTACTCAGAAGTCCCATCTCAAAATACCGCAGTACCACAAAGTAAAACCGCTTACAAAGACGACACATGGAATTTTAACGGACAAACACCATTAAATGAAAATCCAACAAACAAAGTTGATTACGGAATTTCAAATAGAGTTGTTGGATTTTCTGTGGATTACGGAATCCAAACTCAATCTGTATTTAATGGATTAGAAGTATCACAAGATTTAGGTAAGGCAACCTCTGAGTCAATCCAAGCTGAATATGAATTAAGAAATGTAACAGCAGGTGTTAAATCAAGTACTCAAAATGTAAGTTTATTTAATATTTACAAAACTAGGTCTTACCAAGCAAAAGTTGAGTGTTTAGGAAATGCAATGATACAACCATCAATGTATTTTGTTTTGAGAAATGTCCCAATGTTTGAAGGTCCATATTGGATTACAAGTGTTACTCATGTCATTACTCCTAATAATTTTAAAACATCATTCTCAGGTACAAGACAGAGAATTGCTGAGTTACCAACAAATGATAGTTATTTACAAAGTGTTAGACAAAAATTCTTAACCCAAGTTAGAAAGACTGGAAATAAAGAAACTGCACAACAGGCTCCCGCAACAAATGTTAATCAAATTCAAAATAACATTTCAAAAAATATTTCAAATACTAAGGCGGCAAGTCCAATTAATGCTTGTTCCGCAACTGACTTTATTACTTTCTATGGAGATACTCCGGCACCAACAAAAGTTTCATTTATTGACACATATAATGCTTTAACAGGTGTTACAGATAATCAAATTTTAAGATATGCTTTATTTACGATAATGTATATTGAGTCAGAAGTTTCGGTAAATAATTTTAAAGGTTATGATAATAACTATGGAAGTATACCAATGAAAAAACCACCAATTTCAGGTACATTAACAGATTATTTAAATCCAAAATATATTTGTTTAAGTCTTAATAATGTGTCTGAGGCGTATGCATCATTTAAAGATTTTAATAATTTTATTAATTTCTTGAATGTAAAATATCAATCTTTAATTCTTAGAAAAATCACTAGTGTTAATAAAAATGATTTTATTACTCAGTTTGCTCAATATTATATTGAAAGTTATCCTGTTGATAAAGTAACTGCAACACCAACAATATATGATAATTATAAAAATACTAATCCAAGTTATTATAGTCAGTTGTTGGGTAAGATTGCTAAGTCTTACGTTACTTGTATAACACTTAAATTGTAATTTATTTAATTAACGATATATTTATAATAAAAAAACTATGGACGTAAAAACATTATTAGAAAATTACTTAGGTAAAAGAGCCAATATCACCGAAAGAGATGCCGGACACGGATTTAAAGAAGTATGTGATTTGGATACTGGTGATTGTTACACTGTAAGAATGAAAGACGGTCTTATTGAAAGAGTGGATAACACTTATATGACAAATAAAAAAATCAAAGTTGAAACAACAACAGGTATAAAGCAATTATTAAACGGATAAGATGAGTCAAACTTCACAAGCAATATTAGAGGAATTAAAAAAATATAATAAAATAAATAATTATATTTTTGAACAAGAGACCGGTGAGTTACCTCCACCACCTGCAGAACCAACTGATGACCCAGCGGCATTACCACCGGCGGATGCGGGGACTACACCTCCACCGGCAGACACTGAGGCAGAACCACAACCCGTAGATATTGAAAATGACCCTGATGTTGAAAAAATAGATGATTCTGGTGAAGATGTGTCATCTGAAGATAGTGACGAATTGGAGATTACTGATTTAGTATCTGCACAAAAAAACATAGAAACAAAACAAGAAGAATACTTTCAAAATTTATTTAACCAATTAGGTAATTTGGAATCTAAATTACAAGACATGAATTCGGTAATTGAGAAACTAAATTCAATTGAAAGTAAAATTGAAAAATATAGAGAAAAGACTCCACAAGAAAAATTAGAACTTAGAAGTTTGGACTCAGGACCATTCAATCAAAAACTTACAGATTTCTTTGCCGACAAAGAAGAAGATTTGGAAAAATCAGGAAAAAATGAATATATTTTAACAACTGATGAAGTTGAGGATTATTCACCTGATGAAATTAAAAGAACTTTTGACACTTATACTGACGAAGACGATTTTAAAGAAATTAAATACTAAAAAGGTATTTGACATTTACGGCTGACACACTTACATTTGTTTATTAACTATTAATTTATATATAACATGGCGACAAATTCCTTAGATGCTGTACTCGCTCAGTATGAAAAAGCGAAAGGTGGGACAAGTTCCACAAACAAAATGTCTCAAGAAGACAGAATGAAAAAGTATTTTGCGGCTATTCTTACGCAAAACGAAACATCGGGTCAAAAAAGACTTCGTATTTTACCAACTCCTGATGGGTCATCGCCCTTCAAAGAAGTTTGGTATCACGAAGTTCAAGTTGAGGGTAAATGGAATAAAATCTATGACCCTGGAAAGAATGACAATGAGCGTTCACCTTTGACAGAAATTCACGATGAGTTAATGTCAACAGGAAAAGAATCTGATAAAGAACTTGCAAAGGCTTACAAACCTCGTAAATTCTATATCGTTAAAGTGATTGACCGTGATAACGAAGCGGACGGAGTTAAATTCTGGCGTTTCAAACACAATTACAAAAACGAAGGTATCTTAGACAAAATCATTCCGATTTGGAAGGCTAAAGGTGATATTACTGACCCTGTAAATGGTCGTGACTTAATCATCGAATTGGCTAAGGCTAAGACTCCAAAAGGTGCCACTTACACAGTTATTCAGACTGTAATGCACGACGACCCATCACCTGTTCACACAGATGCTGAAACAGCTAAGTCTTGGACTGAAGACCCACTTACTTGGGCTGATGTTTACTCTAAAAAACCTGTTGAGTATTTGGAAGCAATTGCTCGTGGAGAAACTCCAAGATGGTCATCTGAATTGGGTAAATATGTTTATGGTGATAGTACATCAGATGAAAGTACTATCGGTGGAGCATCATATGTTGACCCACAGGCAGACGCAGAACCCGATGGTGATTTACCATTCTAATTTATAAAAGGATGGACACTCTCATAGACAAAGTGTCCATCCTTTACTATTTTTAATACAAACAATTTAAACGCATAGACATTTATGGCAATAAAGAAAAAAGAATTTTCTCTTGATGCAATCAAAAACAAATATTCTACAAAAACTAAGTACAAGGATACGGAGTTCTATGAAGTCGACGAAGCTTTCCATAGTGCTTGTGGTTTACCTGGTCCTGCTTTGGGTAACATCAATATGTTCCTCGGTCATTCGAACTCTTCCAAGACGACAGCTCTTGTTAAAGCTGCTGTGTCGGCACAAAAGAAGGGGCATTTACCCGTTTTCATTATTACTGAAAAGAAATGGTCATGGGAACACGCCGTGGAGTTAGGTCTCCAAGCTGAAATGACTAATGGTGAATGGGATGGTAATTTTATCTTTAATGATAATTTTGATTACATTGAACAAGCAACCGATTACATTAACGAGTTATTAGACGAACAAGAAAAAGGTAACATTCCTTATTCTCTTTGTTTCCTTTGGGATTCAGTTGGTTCTATTCCTTGTAAGATGACTTTTGATGGTAAAGGTGGAAAACAACATAACGCATCTACTTTGGCGGATAAGATTGGTATGGGTATTCATGCTCGTATTACCAAATCTAAAAAAGAAGATTATCCATATTATAACACTATGGTTGTTGTTAATCAGCCTTGGGTTGAATTACCTGATAATCCATTTGGACAACCACAAATTAA